CGTTTAGGCGGCGTCGTGGGGTTCGCCGGGGTGGCTTCCGGTGGCGGGGTCGCAGCCGACGTGGGTGTCGTATCCGCGGTCGGCTCGGAAGCTGGGGAGGGTGGTGTGGCAGACGGTGCAGAGGGGGTCTTGTGGGTCTGCTTGTTCCGGTGTTCCCTCTCCGTTCCCCCACTTCGTGGGGGGAACGGTCGGAACGGGGGGCGTTCCGGGGTGTTCCGCGACGTTTCCGGGAAACGTCTGACCTGGGGTTTCTTGTGTTCCGGGGTGCGTTCCGGGAAACGTTTCCGGGAAACGTCCCTCGGAACGGTCTGCGGAACGGTTTCCGGAAACGTCGAATCCCGGCATTTCGGACCGTGCTTTGCGGTGCCGGACGGCCGCCGCGATCTTGTCGTTACTCCCGGGTACGTGGAGCTCGGCGAGCTTCTCCCGGACCACCCGGTTCCCCGCGTCGTTCGGGACTCCGGCCCGGTCGAGGGTGGCGATGATGTGCTCGACGGTGCCCGGGATCGCGGCGAGACCGACCGGGGCGCCGCCGGGTTCGTCCTCGTACGTCATGACGACGTGGCGGGTGCCGCCGAGCTTCCAGTTGTCGCCGTCGCGCTGCGCCTGGCGCAGCAGGGAAAAGCTGTCGGGTCCGATGCCGGTACGGGTGTGGGTCCGCTTCAGCATGAGGGTCCCGCCGCCGGTGGCGGTCAACTCCCAGACGTGGTCGACGTCCTGGGTCTTGGCGGAGGATCCGCGGCCGCCGCGGTCTTTGTCCTTGCCGAAGTGGTCGAGGCGGACGGAGGCGATGCGGTCGCGCTTCAGTGGCAGCAGGGTGTGCCGGTACAGGCTGAGCCAGGTGTCGGCGTCGTTCTCGGGGCCGCCGATGAACCGGCTGACGGTGTCGATGACGACGAGTTCGGCGCCGGTGGCCTTCACCAGGGCGAGAAGGTCGGCGCCTCCGCCCGCGGTGTCGAGGGGGCGGATGGGCGGGAAGCTGGCGTACCGCAGTTCGCCCATGGCGCGGGGGCCGGCGCCGAAGGAGAGGAATCGTTCCTGGACTTGCTCCTGCCCGTTCTCCGCGTCGAGGTAGAGGATGCGGATCGGGTCCTGGGGTTGGTCGCCGAGGAAGGGCTGGCCGGTGGCCATGCGCCACATCCACTCCTGGCAGAAGAGGGACTTGCCGGCCTTGCCGTCGCCGACGAGGGTGATCTGCTGGCCGGGGCCCATGAGCTTTCCGGGCAGGAGCTGGATCGCGCCGAAGTCGGTGGCGAAGAAGGTGCCCCAGTCGAGGAGTGAGGCGACGAGGTGGGCGGGGCCGCGGCCTGTGTTCTCGCGGAGGGCTTCGCCTTGCTGGAACTCGGCGACGAGCGCGGCGAGTTCGTCTCCGTCGGCGCCCTGGTCGATGGCTGACTTCAGCCTGGTGGAGTGTTCGTCGTAGCGGCGCTGGCGGGCGGTTTCGGCGATGCGCTCGGCGAACGCGGCGGCCATGGTCGGTGAGATGGTCTCGTTGCCGAGCTTGTAGATGAGGTTGCCGTTGTTGACGCGGTGGAGCTGGCCCTGGCGTTCGAGTTCGGCGCGGACGAGGGCGGGGTGGCATTGCTGGCCGGTGGCGTGGATGCCGGCGGCGGTGTCCCACAGGAGTTGGTGCTGCGGCCTGTAGAGGTCGTCTCGGTTGATGAGGAGGGCGCACTCGTCGTAGGCCTGCTTGGAGTGCATGACGATGCCGACGACGTACTCTTCGGCCTCGATGTCGTGGGGGGGTGTGCGGTTGAGGCCGTCCGGGTCCGCCGTGGGGTGCGGGATGTGGCGGACGTTGTCCACGGGGCGGTCTCCTCGGCTGGTCGTGTGCGGTGTGGCGGGGTGGGCGGGGCGGCGGGAGTCGTCGTCGCCCCGCCCGGGCCGGAGTTAGGCCGGGGTGCCGTTGAGGATCGGCTGCTCGATGTCGCCGTCGATCGCGTTCACGACGTCGCCGAACGCGGTGCGCAGGACGTCCGCCGGCCGCTCCAGCCGGTAGCCCATGCGCAGGCCGCGGTCGGTGATGCGGTAGCGGAGGCGGGCGGTGAGCCGGTAGCCCTCGCTGCCCTCGAAGGGGATGAGGCCGATGACGAAGGTCTCGGGGACGGTGAGCTGGCCCTTCTGCCCGGCCTTCGTGGTGGTGGTCTCCACGAACTGGAACTGCCGTTGCCCGTTGCCCAGGCGGATGCCGGACTGGAAGTCGACCTTGGTGTTGGCCTGGAGGGACTGGGCGATCTCCAGCATGTCCGCCGAGGACGGCTCCAGGAGCTCGGCGAGGTGGTCCTCAAGGAACTCGGCGAAGGCCTCCTGGTCGAGGAGCTGGCCGTCGTTCTGGGTCCACTGCTTCCACGCGTCGGTGGTGCGCAGCTGGAGGAGGAGGCGGTGGTCGCCCCAGGACGGTTCTTTGGCGCTGTGGGCGTTGAGGACGGCGGTGACGGTGAGGCGCTCGCTGTCGGAGTAGACCTCGCTGGCCTGGTTGCTGTGCTTGTTGAAGTAGGCGGTCCAGGAGCGGGCGTCACGGACGGTGGTGGTGCCAGCCTTCCGCGGCGGGATGCCGGTGTGCTCGGGCCCGGTGAGGTCGACGTCAGCGATGCCGGTGGGGGTGTTGAAGACGTAGAACTTGCCGGGCTCCAGCTCGTGGTGTTCGGCCGAGCGGAGAGCGGTGTCGACGATGGTCTGGGCTTCGCCGTTGGTGGAGGCGAGTTCGGTGTAGGTCACGGTCAGGCGTCCTTGAAGGTGTCGGTGGCGGGTGCGGTGCGGAAGTCCATAGCCATCTGGCGGGGGTCCTCGCGGACAGGCAGGCCGTCGTCGTCGAGGAAGTACAGGGACTTCACGGGGGTGGGCTTGGGCGCCTTGATGGCGGACTCGACGCCGATGGGGAGGGGCGCGGACTCAACGCCGTTGGCGGGCGGGTCGACGACGATGGTGATCGTCATGGAGCCCTTCTTGCCGTGAGCGCGGACCTGGTCGAGGAGGGTGTGGAACTCGGCGGACAGTTCCTCCTCGGTGCGGCCGTTGAGGTGGGAGGCGAGGAACGCGGCGACGGGCGCCTTCTCGGTGATCTCGCCGGTGCCGGTGTCGACGTGGTCGGTCATGTGTGGGTGGTGCCTCTCTGGTTGTGCTGCTGCGGGTTTCGGGTCGATAGGTCGATCTGCTGGCCATCGATGTAGTGGCGCCACCAGCCGGGGCGGCCGGGGATCTGGATGGGTGGCCAGTCGGGTGTCGCGGTCACCTCGTACGGCGGGAGTCGGGCGGTGTCGTCGATGGCTTCTCCTGGTGGCGTTGGGGTCCGGGCCCGCCCCTGGGGGAAGTAGGCGGGCCCGGAGTGGCGGCCGTGGCGCCGGGGGTGCGCCTGGGGGTGGCCGCCGGTCAGGTGGTCTCAGCGGGGGCTCTCTCCGGCCACCTCGTTGTCGACGACGACCAACTCCCAGGTGTCGCCCGGCTCGTCGCCCTGCGCCTTGATCAGGCCGGTGACGGTGTGGTCGAACGTGAAGGCCTCGAAGCCGGGCTGTCCCTTGGCGGTGGCGTCGGGCTTGAGGAAGTGGTCGATGAGGTACTGCATCCACTCGGGGGCGTTGTAGAACTTCTCGGCGCCGTTCCAGCAGATGCCGGTGCCGTCGGGGGTCGACTCCCAGTTGCACCACAGGCTCGGCTGGCCCTCGGGCGGGGTGTTGTAGCCGGGGTGGCCGATCTCGCCGTATCCGTAGTCGCGGGTGGAGTACGGGCCGTCGGGCCGGTGGTGGCGGCGGCTGTCTGCGAACTCGGCGAGGAACGCGACCTCGGCGGCGTTGAGGGGCGGGGTCACGGTGACCTGTCCCTCGAAGCTGGTGCTGTAGCCCATTGCGGTGTTCTCCTTGGGGTTGGGTGGCCCCGCCAATTCGGGTGGCGGGGCCGCTGTCAGGTGGTTTTGGGGCCCGTGCACTCGGCCGCGTGTTGCAGGACGGGCTGTGAGCGCATGAAGTCGGTGACCTTCTGGCGTCCGGTCACGCGCCGGTGGTGGCCGCAGGCGGTGCAGAGGTGGTCGGCGATGGGGGTCTGGCCTCGGTCGGTGCGGCGGACTTGGATGCCGCCGATCCAGCCGCTCATGCCGCGCTCGCGTCCGCGTCCGGAACGCAGGCCGGGTCGTCGATGTCCGCCCACGCAGTGACGGGCACCCACCCACGCTTCGCGGCCACCGTGCGCGCCGTGGTGGACGGGCCCGGTGTCAGGAATCGCCTGCGGCACACTCGCTCGATGGCGGCAGCGTGCTCACGGGGGATGCGCCGGTACCGGGCGGAGACCAGGTCACGCAGGAACTGCACATGGAGGCCGCTGTCTTGCGCGGTCTGCGTGAGGGGCCAGCCGATGGCCGCAAGGCCCTGGACACGGCGTGCGCTGCCGGTGGGCAACACACGGCCGGGCGGGTTGTCCGGGTCGAGCGCCAGGATCACGGCCTCCGTGTGCCGGATGACGAACTTGCGCTCGCCCTTGAGTACGCCGTGGAGGGTGCGCCGGTTGATGTCGACGTGCGCGGCGATGTCGACCTGGGTCCAACCGCCCGCCAGGAGTCGCCGAATGTGGGCGGCGATCGGGGCAGAGGGCCGGAAGGAGGGGCCGAGTCGCTCGCGTGCGATGCGGTGCTTCTTCTCGGCGAGCAGTTCGAGGCTGGTTGTCACGCTGTCACCGCCTGTCGGTCTTCGGCGCGCCAGCGGTGCACCGTGCGCTTCGCGATCCGGACCCGCTCGGCGATCTCCGAGGCCGGGCAGCCGAGTTGGGTCAGGTACCAGCACGCCGTGCGCGCTTCGACCCTGGAGAGGACCGGCAGCGGGTGGTCGCCGGAGACGACCCGCTGCACGGCCCGCTCGTCGATGGCCCGGCTGTTGGGCCGCTGGACGCGCGGCGTGTACCGGTGCGGGCGTGTGGCGGGCGGCCGTGTCGACTTCTGCCGGGCCGGGGCCGGCCGCTGGGTGCGGGCGGCGGGCCGGCGGATGCCGGGCGCCCGCTCGATGCGGCGGGCGGCGCCGCGGTAGGCCTTGGCCTGACCGCGGTCTGCCTCCAGCTCGGCGGCGGTGCGCAGGAGCGCGGCGAGCCGCTGGGCGCAGGCGGGCTTGACGCGGATGGTGATCTCGATCATCGAGCCACCGCCGGGATGTTCAGCGGCCACGTCACGCCGTCCAGCGCGCGCCGGTGGGTGTCCGGTACGACCGCGAGGGGCCAGCCCAGCCAGTGCAGCCCCATCGCCGCGAGGATCACGCTGTCGGCCTGGTCGTAGCGGCCCTTGCCGTCACACGGCACGCCGTACCGCTCGATCACGGCGTCGCGGACCATGCCCTTGGCGATCGTCTTGCGCCGGTTCGCCGGGTGGTCCTTGGCCGGGTTGGCGACTCCGCAGGCGTAGATGATGCGGTGCTGCGGCGGGCAGATCGCGAACGGGATGCGGCGGCGCCACAGGTCGTGCCGGATCAGGCCGCGGAGGTAGGTCATCTCCTCGACGCCGGGCCGGTAGCCGACGGACATGGCCACGCCCTCGATGACGACGAGGCTGGTCTCCTCGGGGATCCGCTCGCGGATGGCCTGGCGATGAAACTCCAGGCGGTCGTGTCCGGTCCGGTCCCCGGGGATGAGGGCTTCGGCGGTGGTGCCGTTGCTGATGCCGGTGCAGGTGAGGGAGAGGTCGAGCCCGTACACGGTGGGGGTGTTGAGGGGTCGGGGCCCGGCCGCCGCGGTGGCGGCCGGGGTCTCGGGGGTGAACAGCGTTGGTGCGGTGCTCACTGGTCACCGTCCTCGTCGGGCCAGACGATGCGCGGGGTGACCTTCACGGCACGGCCGTCGCGGACGACGACGCGCCACAGGTCGGTGTTGTCCTCGCCCTCGCAGTCGAGGCGGCCGGTAAACGTGTGGCCGGGGAAGGCGTCGATGGCGGCCTGGACGTGCTCGACGAGGTTGTACGCCTTGTAGGAGTCCTCCCAGGTCGGCACGAGCGCGGTGGCCGTCTTCCGCATCAGGGGCCCGTCGTCGGTGTCGACGGTTTCTGCTTCGACGTGGAGGGTGATGTCCTTGTCGTTGCCGGTGAACGGGCTGTCTTTGAACTCGCGCCAGGTGAGGGGCGGTTCGATGCGGATCTCTCCGCTGACGCTGGTGAGGTAGCCCATGGCTCAGGCCCCCTCGTTCGTGGTGGCCTGAGCGGCGAGCGGGTCCGGAGACGGGTTCCGGCAGTCCATGCACAGGAACTGGCGGGTCACCCGCGTCCGCACGTGCATCGTGACCCGCTGCTCCGTGGTGCACAGCGCCGCGGACTTGTCGAGCGCCTCCACCGGCCGCAGCAGCAGCATCGGCGCCCGGTGGCGGCCGGACGGCTCGGGCCGCAGGCACCAGCGGGCCAGGGGAACGGCTCCAACGAGGGACGCCATGAGGGCGGCAGCGCCGATGGTGATCTGGTCGTTCATGCCGTGACCTCCGGCTTCGGCGTGATATAGCCGGGCTGCCAGCGGCTGCTGTCGATGATGTGACCGCCGTGGTGGAGGCCTACGGCGTCGTCGAGCCGGGCCTGGAGCAGGTCAGCACGGTGCCGCTCACGGCCGTACGCTGCGAGAACACGGGCCCCGACCGTCTTCAGTCGGGCCACCCGCCGGTCGAGGACCGCCGTGTACTCCGGGTCGGCCTCGGTCAGGGAGGTGAGTCGCTGTCCGAGTTCGAGGTTCCGGCCGTGCAGGCGGCGGTTCGCGGCGTCGGCCTCGGCGAGTTGCCGGATGACCTGCTCGCGGTTGAAGACGGCGGTGGACTGCCCGGAGAGGGCGTCGTCGCGCTGCTTGCGGAGCCGCTCGATCTCGGCGCGGAGGCCGGCCATGTCCCGCTCGTGGCGGGCTCTCGTCATGAGGATCACAGCAGGCCCTCCTGCTCGGTGGCGCGGGCGAGGTCGTCCGCGTGGTCGTAGTCGGTCTTGAGGTCGATGCCGGACTGCTCCAGCTCGGAGGCCAGGTCGGCGAGGGTGTAGTCGTCGCCGCGGTGGTTGGCGACTTCGAGGCGGGCGATCGTGGCGCGGACAGTCGCGTACTCGGCCTCGACGTCGAGGAGCCTGCGCACGACGGTCTGCGCCCAGCCCAGGGCGTTGGCGACAGCGACCGCATCGCCGCGGTGCCGGTCGGTGTAGCGCAGGGCGCGGATGACCCGGACGATGCCGTCGGGGTCGCAGGTCGGGCTGAAGCCGAGGGCGGCGCTAGCTTCGGTGCGCTGGTCGGTGGTCGTGAGGATCACGAGCCCTCACCCGACCTCGGGGCCGGGATCAGCGGCCACGAGCCGTCGATCACCTTGTTCGGGTCGCCGCCCTGCTCCTCGGTGGCCTTCGTGCGGAACCACTCCTGCAAGCTGGCCTGCTGGCTCACCCGCCACTTCTGCTGCTCGGTGAACAGTCGCTCCGGGCCCATCGCCGCCAGGTACTTGTGCTTCGCGAACTGCGCCTCGGCGATCAACAGCGCTGCGGTAGCGTCCGCCGCCGCCTCGTGCCAGTCCTCCAGCTCGACGCCGTAGCGCTTGGCCGTCGGCTGGAGCTTCCGCTGGCCCGCGCCCTTGACGTACTTGTCGACCTGCTTGTCGATGACGTGGCTGTCGATCAGCGGCAGCGTCCGCAGTCCAGGCAGGCGGTCAGCCATGGTGGGGAGGCCGTTGCGGATCAGCTCGTAATGCAGCAGCGACCAGTCGAAGGAGAGGTTGAACGCGACGACCGGCATGCCGTACCGCAGGCCGGCGGCGAGGCGGTCGGCGATGTCGTCGAGGGCCTCCTTCGGGTCGGCGCCCTCGGCGGCCTTGGCGTCGTCGATCCCGTGGATCTCCGTAGCCGCAGGCGGAATGGGGACCTTCGGGTTGATCAGGTACGGGAACTTCGTGTTGGGCTTGCCGCCCCCGCGGACCACGAGGGCCGCGGTGACGATGCGGTCCTCGACCGGGTCCACGCCCGTGCTCTCGGTGTCGAATCCGATCTTGCGGATGTCGGCGAACTTCACGCGACCTCACCGGCCTTGACCGCGGCGAGGTAGGCGTTCATCTGTGCGACGGTCCCGGACGAGGGGTGCGTGCCGCCGTTGCGCTGCGCGAACCCGGCCTCGACCTGCTCGGTGGTCAGCCCGTGCTGTCCGGCCGCCGCGATGATCTGGAACCACAGGGCCTGTACGTCGGCCGGGTCGTCGTCGACGACCTCGCCCTCGTACACGCCTTCCTCATCCGGGACCGGCGGCGGAACCTGCTCACCAGCGGGCGGCTTCTGGCCCGTCTTCCGGGGAGGCGCGCCCAGCTCGGCGGCCCGGGCGGTCAACGCGTCTGCGATCGCCTTGTTCATGTGGCCCGCGGCCACGGCCTGTTCGTAAAGCTCCCGCACCGCGTCGGCCGTCTCAGCCACCGCGGCGAGCCGCAGGTAGTCCGGGCGCGGAGCCTCGATTGCGGCCCGCTGCTGCCCGCCGCCCACGGCCGGGGCGGACGCGGCCCCGGCCATCAGCGCGGCCGGCGTGACAGCGAGGTCGATCGTCGGGACCATCCAGTGCCGGGTCTGCCCGTCCCGCTTCGCGGTGCGCTGTTCCAGCCCGAGGAACGCCTCGACGTAGCCGCCGGTCTGCGCCAGCAGCTCGGCCACGCCCGGCAGTTCGAGGGCCGCGTAGTAGCCGTGGGACTCCAGCCGCCACACGCCGACGCCCTCGATCTCGGAGAGGACGACGTTCAGGCGGGTGGTCGGCTTGCACTGGCGGCGCTCGGGGTCCGGGCCGCAGATGCACGGCCGGTCCTTCAGCAACTCGGTGATGCCGTCGCAGCGGCGCTGGCATCCGCCGCCGGACCACAGCTCGAAGTACTGGGAGACGGGCTGCGGCGGCACGTGGATCGGCATGCGCTTGGCGTCGGTGATGACCTCGTACTGGTCGGCCCCGCCGTCCGGGGTCCACGGAGCGACGGTGCCGCCGTACTTCGCGGCGACGCGGTCGAGGAGTTCCTTCGACGGCGAAGTAAGGCGGAACCGGTCGAGCTTGCCCGGGCGAGTGCCGCCCTTGGCGGTGGCGACCTTCTGGCCGATGCGGATCCGGCCGAGTTCGCGGAGCCGCTGCTGGAGGGTGAGGATGGGCATCAGGCGGCCCTCTCTTCGGTGGTGACGGGGAGGGTGAGGGGTGCGCCCACGACGGACTTGGAGAGCGCCCGCTGGAACTCGGCGACGGCCTGCACGTGGCGGAACACCTCGTAGACGTCGTCGCCGCACTTCAGCGGCATCGGCCGGTAGCCCTCCGGGCGCAGGTGCAGGACGATCCCGACGTCGTGCACACGGGGCATGGGGATCTGCGTGCCGTCCCTCAGCCACGCCACCTCGGCCCGCCGGTAGGCGGACATCTGCGCGCCGGCCTCCGGGTAGACGCCCTTCTCATCGAGCTCGCCGCCGGTCTTGGTGTCGCCGACGAACAGGGTCTGCCGGGGCACGCCGAGGAGTTGAGCGATCGGGCGGGAGCGGAAGAGGTAGTCGAGGGTGCCTGCCCAGCCGTCGGTGAGGTTGCCGACGACCATCTCCGAGGCTTCGAACTCGATCTCCCACTCCTGCACGAAGCGGAGGAAGTTCTCGACGAATGGGGCGATGTCCTCGTCTGAGAGGAACGACTCGGGGATCGGCGTGCCGAGGACGTGGGCTTCGATGACGTCGTGGACGGCGCCGCCGATCTCGGCCCGTTCGTCCTTCTTGCGGATGTGGCCCTTGCGGAGCCAGTCGTAGGCCTCTTCCTTCTCGGCCGGGTTGAGCGACGCGGCGACCAGCTTCGGAAGGGTGGCGAAGGCGTCGGCGGCGGTGAGGTTGGCGGCCCAGAACACCAGCTGCGGCTTCGGGAAGCCCTGGCTGAGGATCGTGGTGACGCGACGGAGCTTGATGTCGGTGCCGGGGACGCGGTACCAGCCCTGGGAGGGCTGGGGAATGCGGTCGGTACCGGTGGGTGCGGGGGCGGCGGCCTTGCGGCGGCGGCCGGCGGCCGGGGCCGAAGCCCCAGCCTGCGCGGTGGTCGTCATCAGGCGTTGCCGCCCTTCGTGTCTCCGGTGACCTGCTGCCAGGCGCGGTAGTTGTCGAAGCAGTCACTGCGGGAGGTCTCGTCGATCAGGGCCGTGGCGGCGGCGAGGGCGAGCGTCGCGTGCACCTGCGCCTCAGCGATCGTGCGATCCGCCTCGCAGTGGCCCTCGTCGTTCGGGCGGAGTTCGGTGCGCGACTCGGCGAGCAGGCGCTCGGCCTCGCGGTAGTGCTCGGGGCCGGTCATGAGCGGCCGTCCTCTCCAGTAGTCGTGGGGTGGTAGATGCGGCGGCCGTCGGCGTCGACCGAGTGCAGGGCGCCGCGGGCGGCAAGGGCCCGCAGGTCCTTCCGCGCGGTGTTGCGTCCGCTGGTCGGCCACGGGGAGCCGGTCAGGAGCCGTTCGGCGAGGCTGGTGGTGACGGGGCGGCCGTGGGCCTTTATGGCGGCGAGGAGGTATGCGCGGCGGGTGATCGTCTCGGCCATCACGCACCCGCCTCGGTGCTGTCGGTCCAGCCGGACAGGTCGTCGGAGTCGGTGGACTCCCAGTCGCTGTGCTCGTCGGTACGCCAGCCGCGCGCGAGTCGCTGCTCGCCGTCGGGGCTGGTGTCGATGGCGGTGACGCGGAACTCAATGCGGCAGCCATGGTGTTCGCGCGTGTAGGTGTGGCCGGGCTGGAAGAAGTCCGGGGTGGCGTCGGCCTGGTGGCTGCTCTTCCCCTGCTCGCGGGCGGCTGCGTCGTCGGCGGCGTGGTGGTGCAGGAGCCGCCGGACCTCGTTCATGTCGGCGTCGTCGGGGCGGGCCACGGCGCGGAGGGTGCGGACGAGTTCGCGGTACATGGCGAGTTCGCCGTCGTACGCCTGCCCGTCGGCGGCGAGTACCTCAGCGCGGAAGGCGTCGACCCAGTCCGGCGGGAACAACCCGAACATCAGCAGCACGTGGGCGATCTCCTCGCCCGCCGTCTCGCACTTTCGCTCGTGCAGCCAGGAAGGGACGAGTGCGTTCGCGAGGTGCTCGGCGAGGTACTGCCGCATCTGTGCCAGCCGGAGGATGTCCCAACAGGCGGTCTCGTTGAAGGAGGCGATCGCGTCGTAGAGCTTGGCCTCGGTCTTGTCGCGGGGCGTCTCGCTCATGCGGCACCCGCTTCACGCTGCGCCGGGATTGCCATGGCCGGAGCCGGAGCGGCGGCCTTCAGCCGGTCCGCGAGCCGCGCCAGAGCCTGGCCGCGTACTGGGATCTCGTAGCCGACGATCAGCGCGAGCTTCTCCACGAGGAGCTGCTCCGGCTCCCACCCGTCGTGCTCCCGGGCGATACCGCGGTCCTCGGCGATCTCCAGGAGGAGGGCGAGGGCTTCCTCGTCGTCGGTGAGGGTTTCGATGACGTGGACGAAGTAGTCCTCAAGGTCGAGGAAGACGCCGTCGGGGACGCGCCGGGTGTAGAGGCGCATGGGGCCGGTGAGGGCGGGGCGGCGGAAGAGGCGGTGCAGGGTCAGGCGGATGCGGTTCATCGGGCGACCTCCGTCACCTTGGTCATGGGGCCGAAGTCGCGGGCGATCAGCGCGGCGCACTCGCAGTGGCGGATGATGTTCGGGCCCGTCTCCGGGGCGGTCTCATCGGCACGCTTGACGTGCTGGAACTCCAAGATCCCGCCGAGGAGCCGCCACGTGTCGCCGTGCCGGTCCAGGTACTCGGCGCCGTCCACGAACTCTTCGCCGTCGGAGTTGACGTAGAGGTTCACCTCGGACTCCGGCTCGTCGCTGATGTCCGTCCAGACGCCGCCGCTGCCCCAGTCCTCGTAGGTGCGGGGGTTCGGCGTCCAGATCCAGGCACCGTCGGCGGTGCGGAGGCGGCCGTGCCATCCGTAGGCGCGGGGCTTGCCGGTCTCCGGGTCGGTGGTGACCTCGGTGCAGTGGAAGCGGAAGCGCTCGCGTCCACCGGGCCAGCCAACGCGGCCCGCGTAGATGTGGAGGGGCTCGAAGAAGGTGGTCATGAGAGGTCCCCTGTCGGGCCGGAGAGAAGAAGGAGGAGCGCGGCCAGCGAGATCGCGGCATCACGCGGGATGTGCCGGGCGCGGACGGTGGCCGTGCGGGCGTCGCGCTTCGCGTTGGTCACGGCCACCAGCAGTGCGTCCACGCGGCCGGACTCGACCAGCCGGGCCAGTCCCGGGCGTGGGTCGAAGTCGGCGAGGTCCGCGTCGACGAGGAGGAAGTACGGGACGGAGAGGACCCCGTAGCCGGACGTGGCCAGGCAGACCATGGCGGTCCACTCAGCGAGCGTGTGCGCGTGATACGTCACCGGCCACCTGCCTTCCGCGCGTTGCGGCGGGCCAGCATGCGGGCCTTGATCTGCGCCTGCGTCGGCTGCACCCAGGTGTGGAAACCGCGCCTCGGTACGTACCAGCAGCCGTGGTTGTACTGATCGCGGCCACACCAGCGGCAACCGGAGGGGGGCGGCGTGGTGCCGTGCGGCCAACGAATCTGGCCGTGCAGCATGCCCGTGGCCGCGTCACGTCGGCCGTAGCCGAGCAGGTGCTTCGTGGGGTCGAGGATCATCGGGCACCGCCCGTCAGCTCAGCGTCGATCAGCGCCTGTACCTGCTGAAGCAACGACGTCCGACGCGCCAGCGACTGCCCGTCGATGATCTGCGGGGCATGCGGCTTAAGCCCAAGGGCCGCGTCCACCGTGCTGCCGAAAAGTGCGGCAATGGCAACGGCTTCGTCCAAACGAATGGGTCGCTCACCGCGCTCGATCTTGGCGATCGTCGTCTGGACGAAGACCGCGTGTCCCTGCGCACGCAGAGCGTCGGCGATCTTCTGCTGCGACAGCCCCGCCTTGGTACGGGTCTGACGCATCCAGTGCGCGAAGTCGGAGTTCATGTCGCTCATCGGGCACCGCCCGCCTGCTGCTCCAGTTCGGCGATCCGGTCCCGCTGCACCCGCAGCGCCTCAGCCGCCTCAGACAGCGACTCGTTCGTCGAGTGCCGCTCCGCCTCCAACTCGTCGACACGGCTCCGCTTCTCCCGGCACAACCGGTCCAGCGTGTTGGCCCGGCTCAACTGTGCTGCCACGCACGAGTGCAGGTGCCGGATCTGCTCGATCGGGCTGAGGAGCCGGACGGTGGCGTCGCCGTACGCGGCGGCCTCCAGTTCGGCGACCCGAGACCGCAGACGCTCCAGCTCCGACAGGTCGTCGTCCCCCTGGACCACGATCGGCGTCACCGTGCCCGACGTCTCCGACAGTGGCCGGTCATCGTCCGCGTGCGTCCAGAACTGCACGTGGATCCCGGACTCGTTGACCGTCCAGTCCCAGTAGTTCTCACCCGCGTCCGACTTCGCGAGGTCGTCGCAGCACTCACGCGCGGCCTCAACCGTCGTGAACAGCTCCGGCTCCGCGCCCTCGTACAACGCCAGGTAGACCTCGCGCGGCGGGTTCGCCATACCAGCAAGCCGCATCCGCAGGTCGTTCAGCTCGGCGACCACCTTCAGCGGCAGCGACACCGCCTGCGGCTCCGGGCCCACCGGCACCGGCAGCACATCCGCCGACCCGACAATCCCGTGCTCCGCCAACTCCGCCAGAGTCGCCATCACGAACTCCGGGCACCGGCACGAACCCTCGACCGCGTACAACCCCCGGCCGTCGCTCGTGACCGCGCGCCGCTCCCAGCACACGCCATCCCGCGTGTTCACGACCAGCGGGTCGTGCGTCATCGGGGCGCTCACGCCGCCACCGCCTGACGGATCTCGGGCATCATCTGCTCGTCGTCGGTAACCAACACCGACACCAGCACCGTCACCGGCGGGAACTTGGGCAGCTCCGCCTCCGTCGCGGTGTGCAGAGTCCACACCTGCATCCCGTCACCAGCACGCGTCACGGTGACGGAGCCGCCCCGGATCTCCAGCCAGTGGGCCAGGGTGTCCACGTCGGTGGCGAGGATGCGCACGGCGTCCGGGCCCGACTCCATGCGGGCGCCGGCCGGAAGGCCGTAGACGTTGCACTCGGTCTCGACCGAGAGGCGGTTGCTCTCCAGCATCTGCATCTGGACGGCGAAGGGAAGGTGGAGTGTGCTGCTGAAGCTGTTCCGACCTGGGCGGTCGGTAGGCTGTGCGGTCACGGGGACCTCTTTCTGTGATGAGGGGTTGCCGAGTCGGGGCTCGCCGGGCCGGGAAGTCGGGCGGGCCTTCGGCGTTGATGGGGTCAGGCGGCGTCGGCCGCGGGCCGGAGGTCAGGAGCCGGCCGGGGTGCCGGGATCTCGCCCGCGGGGCGGGTCATGATCCGGCGGAGTTCGTCGACGAGTTCGTCGCTCGGCTCCGGGGCTTCTTTCACGCGGGCGCGGATCGCGGCGACGGTCTCGGGGCCGAGGATGGCGAGGCGCTCTTCGCGGGTCATGCGACGGCCTCGGCGGTCTGTTCTTCCTCGTCGGGCACCCGGTCCATGAGGGTTCGGATGTCGAGGTCGTACGCGTCGGCGATTCGGAGCGCAGAGATCAGGTCAAGTTGCGTCTCTTCGCCGAAGATGCGGTAGGCGCTGCTGACGTTGACGCCGGTCGTCTTGGCGACGGCGTAGGGGGTTTTGTCGCCGTGCTGCGCGGCGATGGCGCGGAGTCGGGCGACGTTGAGTCGGTACACGTGTGTGGGCCTCCCTTCGCAGGTGGCGAGGCAAGTTTCCCTGTCGAGGGAAACTCTCCCACATCAATTCCCTCCCTGGCAAGGGAATGCCCTGTTAGGGGAAGGGTGAGTTTTCGTACGAACGTGCGTTCGAGTACGTGCGTGGCCTGCGTTAATGCAGGTCAGTGGCCGGATGGTGACTTTCCCTGAAGAGGGAAGCCGTGACTATTCCCTCTTCAGGGAAGTAAAGTTTCAGGACATGACGGATGCCCCCACCACGCGCGAAGAGAAGTTCTTCGCGCTCGTCTACCCCGCCCTCGTAGAGCGTGGGTACACGGCCTACGGCGGCCAGCAGCGCCTGGTCGCCGACACAGGCATGAACAAGAGCACGGCCTCGCGGCTCATCAACCGCGAGGGGATCCCCCACGTCCAGTTCTTCACGCCGCTCGCCAAGGTGCTCCGCCTAGACCCCGTCGCCCTGCTCGTCGCAGCCGGGATTTTGCCTCCGGACTATCTGGAGTCTCAGCAGACACTGTCCGAAACTAAACAGTCACAGGTAGGCTCTGGATCTATCACTCCGGAGGATGCGGCGGACCAGCTGGGGATCCACGACGAGGTGGGACGATTCACCTTCTTCGCCGTGGTCGAGATGCTCAAGAACCCCCCGACCGATGGCGAGGACGCCGAGGACCCCGGAGGCACGGCAGCACAGATGTAACCCGGGGGTGCGCACATGACGTTCATGGCCAGTAGCAAAAAAATGGCCACTGCTGAGGCGACCGGTGCCCTGATCGCAGGATTCGCCGTAATCGCCTACAGCGCACTCTTCAACCACACGGCAGGCACCATCGCAGGTGCCTGCCTCGTCATCTCGGCACTCACCCTGTGGTCCCTCATCCACATAAAGGGATGGGTCACCAACACCAGCCAGGAGCGCCGCACACTCGCCGACGCCACCCGCGCCGCCGACGAGGTACGCAACCGCTACATCGCCTCGCAGGCAGCACTGGAAATCGAGCAAAGCCGCCGCCAGCGGGACATGGCCGCCGAGAGAGCCAGCATCGAGGCCCGCCTCACCGCCGAACGCCAGAAGATGAGGCGGGAGTTCGAAGAAGAGCGCGCCACCCTCGCGGCAGACGCCTTCCGCACCGGCGTCGAGATGGAACGCGCCGGCATGCTGAAGCCCGACGCACCCAAGGTGGGCAACCTCATCCAGTTCCCGAAGGACCTTCCACACCAGCAGCGGGAGAAGGCTCGGGAGCACGGAGTGGTCGGTCCCTGAAGCCCGGCTCCCCCACGAACGACAGCGTGATCCGCCCCGGCTCCAGCCGATGAATGCCCGGCCTGGACGCCTTCCACAGGCGCACGGTCACCACCTTCTTGATGACCTCTCGCTTCTGCTCCAGTGTCAGGCCCGGCACAGCAGGCCGTCCGTCCTGCTGCGGCGCCCCGTTCCACACCACGTCCGGGTCCGGCGCGCTGATGAGCGACAGCAGCACTGGCGGTACCCCGGTCACCTCACGGAGCTTCTTCCGCTCCGTCTCCAGCTTGGGCATCAGGCGCTGCTCCATCGACGCGAAAGCCGAAGAGGACAGCTTGAAGCGGCCCGTCTCCTCGTCGAACTCCTCGGACAACGCCTTCGCCTCGGCCAGCTGCTCCTCGTAGGCGTTGATGCGCCGCTGAGCGGCCATCATCTCCGCCTCAACGTTGTCCCCACTGGGCACGAGGGCGGAGGTGGCCCTGCTCTTGTCCGCGAACCAGGCGATGACCGCCTCTTCGACATAGGAGTCCAGGATATCCTCGCGGATCAAAGTGTCGCGCTTCTCTGAGCAGTGCAACGCTGGATGCCCCTTGGTGCTGCTCGGCCGCGCCTTCAGTAGCGCGTGGTCGCCGCAGGGCCCGCAGAAGGCGATGAACGACAGCAGGTGAGCCGGCGCAGACCCGCGATGAGTGCGACGCCCCGGGTCGGTCAGCAGGGCCGTGACCCGATTGAACATGGCGCGGCCTTCAGGGGTTTCAAGCCCGCGGATAGGCGGCCACGACGCGGGCCTCCAGTTGCCGCGGTTCTTTCGCTCTCCCAGATAGGCGCGGTTGAGGAGTACGAGGCGGACGTTCTGTGCCGTCCACGGGTAGCCGAACGGGCGGGCCGCGTCCTTCTCACTGTTGAGCCATCGGACCAGCGAGCCCACCGAGCGGCCTTGGTCGATGTGGACCAGTGAGCGGTAGACGTACTGCCCGGTCTTGGGGTTCTCGTACTGCCGGACACACCGCAGCTGGCCGTTGACGGTCTCGTAGTCGCGCGCGTACCCGAACAGGAGCCGGCCGTGTGGGTCGCCGGCGTTCGCGGTGCGGGCGGCGGTACGCAGGTTGCGGTCGCGGATGTCGTCGGCTTCGGCTTCCGCATCGATGGCGTGCTGGGCGGTGGCCTTGCGGTCATCGCTGCGACTGAGATCGTAGACGGTGCCCTTGTAGCAGAGCAGCACTCCGGCGCTCATGCAGGCGGCGCGGAGCCGTACGTACGCTTCGAGGTCGCGGTAGTAGCGGGACGCTTCGTAGGCGACGACGATGCGCATGACGCCGGGGGTGGGGGGTGTGTTTTCGATGGTGTCGAGGAGGTCTTCGAAGTCGTCGCGTGCCTGTTTGGCGTGGCGGGAGGCGGACAGGCCGAGGTCTTTGAACTCTTCCGCGATGCGCCAGTTGTAGTTGCTGCACATCGAGCGGCCCCAGCCGAGTTGGTCGTCGACGCTGTCGCCCCGCTTGTTGGGGTCGCGGGATGCCCGGCCGTAGAGGAAAGCCTCGAACTGCGTGTTCGGGAAGACGAGGTGCAGGTATGACGGGTCGAAGGCCATGGCCCGAGACTACTCCTAACCGGGTGCCCTTAAGCGCACTATCGGGGGAAGGTGTTGCTTAGGGACACCGGGCGACGTGCAACGGCCAAGCCGGGTCTGCCACACGGGGGTGGTGGCAGACCCGGCTTCGGCGTGTTCAGAGGTTCTCAGTCCGCGGTGACTTCGTCGACGAGGTCGAGGATGTCGCCGAGGCGCCCGCTCATCCGCGTGACGAGAAGGATAAGGCGGGCCGCGTCCAGTCGGCCGAGGTCTTCCGCGCGGGCTTCTTCCAAGTCGCGGCGGGCGAATTCGATACGGGTCTTCTGGCCCTCAGTGAGGCGCCCGCGGGTGGCGGGGGCGGGTTCGTGCGTCATGTGTCACCTGGTGCTCGGGGTGGGGGACGAGTGCCTGCTGGGGGGTTCCGTAATCGTTCGCCTACGGGCTGCTGTTGACAATAGGTCAACGATCACATCATCCGAACGGGCGTTTTATTCGAGTGGGACTTGCGCGGCACTGCATCCCTTGATCTAAAAATGCCTGGTTTACCGTGCTGACTTGCGATCATGTACCCCAGAACCGTGGGCGGGGTGCCTGATCTCCCTGATGACGCCTGGCTCTCCGACCGACTCCATGCCATCGCTGACTGCATCCGCCTCGAACGTGAGCGGCAGAACCGCACCCAGGAATGGCTGTACCTGACGGCTGGCGTCAGCAGGTGGGCCGTTCAGGATGCGGAGTCAGGACTCGGTAACCCGACGACGAAGACGCTCCTACGGATCGCCCGTGCGCTGGGCGTCCCCCTGTCCACGCTGATCGCGGATGAGGAGTGACCCGCCGCCGGCGCCAGGGGAGCTCCGGCGGCGGGCCGTGGCCACCTCTCGGGGGTGAGGCGACCGTTCATCCCTCCCGTATCGGCTCCGGCCGGGACACGGGAGAGGTCTGGGTCTTGGGTTCCCTACACAGGTCCAGGTGGACGTACAGCGTTTGCCCTGCCCCCGTCGGCCGGGCGAGGTCCACAGGCAGAGCCTGGTCTTCCTTGAGGGGCCTGCCGCAGCGAGCGCAGAGCATCAGCAACGGTCCTTCGGGCAGCAGGGGCAGGGCTGTCCGGCCGGCATGTGCGCGGTCTCCGTGCACTGGTGCTCGCCGCCGAAGATCCCGGCCGTCACGCACGGCTGGCACGGCACGACCGCCTTTGCGAGCCGCCTCAAGAGTTCTGTGTAGCGGTGGCCGTCGCGGACGAGACGCCACAGGGCGCGTCCGGTCTCACACTGTTCGGCGTCGTCCACACACTGCTCACACGTCGGCGCGTGGTCGTGCAGGGCGCGGAATGCTTCCATCCCGACGGAGGCTTTGCAGCCGCGGGGGAACCAGTCGTATGCCCCGTCCAACCGGGTTTTGCGCCGGGGGCCGAGGTCGACGGCAGTCTCAGCGGTGAGGATGATGCCGCACCAGACGCAGGCTTTCCCGCGGACCTGAGCCTCGGACAGGCCGTCGAGGGCTGGGAGAGCCAGCAGCGCGAGCGCCTGGCGGGCGCCGTTGCTGTCCTCCAGGGCAGCCTGCAAGGCACGGGGGTCGGTGATCCATCCGTCTTTGCCGGGGCAGACTCGCCAGTGCGGACCAACGCCCTCAGTGCGCCGCGCCGGGGGGATCGTCACCGCCGTGCCGACGCTGAGGGCGCGCGTGCCTGCGACCATCCACCGGGCTGCTGTACCGACGGGAGTGAAGAAGTACAGGGCCGAGGTGAGGGGGTCGTCGACGACGGCTCCGCAGCGTGATCCGAGGATCGCTACGGCCGATGCTCCGACGCTGTGCGGTACGCGGATGGCGTCCCAGTCGTGCCCGGCGTCCTCCAGGGTGCAGCCTGCGGCGGACGGTAAACGCGTGGTGGGCATCGGTACTCCTCGGGCGCCTGGTTGTTCAGGTGCACACAAGGGTGGCCCGGTTGCTGGTGCATGCCGAGGACTTGCAGAGGTCTTTTCGTCGCCGCAAAGAGGACTTCTCCCCGCCCGGGAGGGTGGAAGTTGGCCAACCGTAGGGCTCGGGGTGACACTGGCGGCAGTGCTCACCACGGAGGTGCATCAGTGGCACGCGCAGGGAACACCCGCCTCAAAGCCGCCCGCCTCGCGGCTGGCTACCACTCTCAGCAGACCCTCGCGGACGCTCTCAAGGTTGGCGTCCGGCAGGTCCGCCGGTGGGAATCCGAGGCACCCCCCTGGCCCCAGCCGGAGGTAGCCCAGGCTCTCACCCGGCTCCTCGGCCAGGAGCTGGAAGCGCTCGGGTTCACCCCGCCCGGCGGTCTCCCCGCCGGGCCCGCCCGACGCACGGTGCTGACCGCTGCTGGAGGGCTCGCCGCCGTCCCTACTCAGGCCGTCGCAGTGCAGCCCGCGACCGCGGCCGACGACTACACGGCCGTCACCCGTTCGCACCGGCGGCTGTACTGGTCTGTCGCGCCGGCCACCCTGCACCCGGCCGCGCTCGCGCATGCCACCTTCGGCTGTGCCCTGCTGCCAGAGACGGTCGGGCAGACCCGGGCCCGGATCGCGGCGGCCCTCGCTGAGACATGGCTTCTCGCCGGGCGTATCGAGTTCTTCGACATGCGTGACGCCGACCGCGCGCAGCAGACCTTGCTTCGCGCGCTGCAGGCCGCAGGCGAGGCTGACGATCCGCTGTTGGGCAGCGCCATCCTCGCGCACACAGCTTTCATCCCTGGGTGGGCTGGTGAACGGGAGGCCGCGGTCGAGCGGATGGTGGCTGCGCGGACCTACGCCCGGCGCGGCCCCGCCTCCGCCGAGCTGCTGGCGTGGCTGGACGCGGTCGAGGCCGAGTGCGAGACCCGTTGCGGCAACACACGCACGGCGCTGCACCTGATCCGGCATGCCGAGGATCTCCTCGACGCGGGCAACGAGCACGTGAGCCCGGAGTGGCTGGACTGGTTCTCGCCGGTGCGGCTCGCTGCTTTCAAGGGCAACACCGAGTTGCGCGCCCGCCACCTGCCGCAGGCCCGGGCGACGTTGCTTGGTGTTCTCGATGCGCTCGATCCGGCCGAGGAGAAGCAGCGGACGGTCGTACTCGGTGACCTTGCTGCTGTTGAGGCGGCGGCCGGGGACCCGGAGGCCGCGTGCGGGTACGCGCTGCGGGCGCTCGATCAGTTGGAGCGGACGTGGTACGCCATGGGCATGGACCGGGTGAAGGAGGTGCGGCGCGCCCTGGCGCCGCACCAGCACGAGCAGTGCGTGCGCGACCTTGACGACCGCCTGTATGGCTGGTCGACGACCGTGAGCGCGCTCAGCGGTTGAACTCGGCAATCAGATCAGGCAGTTCCAGGAGGCTCTCGACCCGGAAGGTCGGGAGCCTCAGCGCTTCCTCGGTGTTCCACTGGATCGTCGCCCACGGGCCGCGGTGCACGAGGGCGGTGTGCATGCCGGCCGCGGCGCCCGGCCGGAGGTCGTTGTCGACGCGGTCGCCGACGTAGAGGATCTCGTCGGTGACTGCCGGGGTGACCTCGGCAACCCGCTCGAAGAAGAGCGGGTCCGGCTTGCTCGCACCCCAGTCGTCCGACGTGCCGATCAGGTCGACGTCGTTCGTGAACAGCTCCCGCAAGAGGCCTCCGGCGCGGACCGTCTGGTTGCCCGCGATCCCCAGCCACAGTCCGTCCGCCCGCAGCTGGCGCAGGGCCGGGCGCACGTCGGCGTACAGGTCCTCTTCGCCGAACGTCTCGGGCTGGCCAGCGGCGGCCCGTTTCTCCCGCTCTTCGTACAGGTCGAAGCCGGGCCGGAACTCCTGGAACACCTCGCGGTAGTCGCGGCCTTGAGCGATGACGGCGCCGAACATCGCGTGGAAGGTGTGCCTCGGGACCTGGAGCCAGTCGGCCCATGTGCCATACTCGCGGCTCTCGTCCACCAGGCACTCGCCGACGTCGAAGATCACAGCTCGAATCATGGGGGCAGGTTATCGGGCGTCGTCCGGGGTGAGGACTCTGGATAGGCGGGCGCTGCCGTGCGTGTGAGGCGTGCCTCGTCGATACGATGGGGGCATGTCCCCCGACCCGAAGTCCCCTGGTTCCGTGCGTCCGGTGGCCGACATCAACTCCGAGATCCGTGACCTGTGGCTACGCTCGGGCGGTCTCCTTAGCGCCGAGCAGCGGTGCCGGTACAGCGAGCTCCTCGCCGAGTACGCGGCCGCGATGCAGGCCCGCATCGTCCCAGCGGCCTGAGGAGGCTACGCCGCCGTTCCGGAGTCGAACCGGTACTGGCCAGCACGGACGACAGCCCTCGTCTGCCAGCGGCGCTCCCCGCCAGGAACTGTAACGTCACCCGAGTTGGCGCCGCTGGGGATTCAACGCCGCCACGTCACGGTCCAGTACGGTTGCGGCTCTCTTGCTGTGCCCGCAGCAGAATGCGAAGTCGTTGCACCATCAGCGCGACGATCGCCACGGCGACCAGCGACCGCACCACCCGCATCACGATGACGAAGCAACCGTTCGGCCACAGGGACACCAGCACGGTGTACAAGAAGAGCAGGCCGATTGCGACCGGGAGCCCCATCAGGTTGCGGCCCGTCTCGGACCGCCACCACGCCGCTCTGACGTGGTAGACGACGGCGAACGTGAAGCACGCAAGGGCGGCGAGGGCAGAGCCGCCGACGTTCACCCATTGGTCGACGCTCATTTCATTCATCGCGCCGCTCCCCTGAACAACTCTTCGATCTTCTCCCGGAAGTGGTTCTCTGCCCGGGCCTGCCGCAGGGTGGCGGCCACCGCTTCCACGATCGGCTGGCGGGCTTCGGCTTGCCGACGGGCCTGCCGAGCGTGTGCTAGGGCCACTTCCGAGTCGCTCGGCTGTTGGCTCTTATCTCCGTGAACGAGGCGTCGGATCCATGTGATCACCGCCGTTCACCTCCTCCTCGCCCTGCTGCCCCGGGCTGGGGAGTGCCGTGAGGATGTGGCCGCCGAGTCGTGCCATCTCGAGCAGTTCCCCGGTCTGCTGGTGTTCGACGGTGCGGGCTTTCTCGGACTCGAGGTAGGCCTGCCGCCAGTTGTCGCGGTCGGCGAGCACGTCCTCGTGGGTGCGGCGCGGTATGAGTCGGCCGGTGAGGATGAGGAGGATGACGAGGGTGAGGAGTGCACCGAGCCCGGCGTCGCTCGGGTTGATGCCGAATGCCTCGCCCACCGTGGCCTCCCCTCCTACTGTCGGCAGTCTGGCACGCGTGTACGCATGTTGCGTTCCGGTGGCTGTCGTCACACACGCAACACTGCATAATGATTTTCAGTCGACCGGTCCAGTGAATGTGAGCCTGTCATGTCGCAGACCAGCACCCCGCGCCGCCTCGGACGCCCCAGAGACCCGCAAGTCGCGGCCCGGGATAACCGGATCTACGAGCTCATCTCCCAGGGCACGGAATCCCGCAGCGCGCTCGCAGCCGCCAGCGGACACGACCGTGACGCCGTGTACCTGTCGTGCAAGCGGCTCCAGGCCGAGGGCCGCATCCGCCAGTGCCTCGGCTCGAACGGGGCCGTGGTCTGGTCCGTCGCCGACGGCACCCCCTGCCCGTAGAGGGGCTGCTCATGAGCATCGTCGAGTTCTTCTCCGCTGACGACGTCGCCTGGCAGAACAACGCGCCCTGCGTCACCGCTGACTTCGACTTCGTCCCCGACGTCGAGACCGACGCGGAGGCAGCCGAGGCCGAAGAACGCTGGTGCCGCACCTGCCCGTCCCGCACCCGCTGCCTGGCGTGGGCCATGCTCCACCGCGCCGAAGGGTATTGGGCCGGGACAACCACCTACCAGCGCGACCAGCTCCGGCGCGTCCGCACCCGCGCGAAGTGCCCGATCTGCCAGTCGACCGAGTTGGTGTACACGGACCCGCACGAACTGTGCCTCGCCTGCGGGGTCTCCTGGATTCGCGACGTACGCGAGGAGCCGATCGCGGCTACACCACTACCGCAGCCGGCCGCGTAGCCCGCTCCATCTCGTACGCCCGCTGCCAGGCCTCAGCCCACCGCCACGAGTGGTCCCGCAGCCGAAGCTGTGCGGCCACCGCGCGCCCCGCCTCCGACAACTCCTGCCGCAGGGCAGGCGACTCCCGCAGCCGCTTCACCTCCCGGTACCAGACCCGGGGCCGGTCGGCAAGAACGCCGGCGCCCATCTGGTGCAGACGCCAGTACTCCGCTCGCGGCGAAGCCACCCACGGCACGCCGCACGCGCTCATCTCCAGCGGCTTCAGCCAGGACTTCGCCGCGTTGAACTTCGTGTCGGCCAGCGGCGCGATCCCCACACCGATTCCGGCGACCGCGGCCGGCCACTGTTCGATCGGCACCCCGCCACCGACCGGGTCCTCGGAGAGCCCGAACGCGCGGCCCGCGCCGGTCGCGTCACCACGCATCACGAACTGGGCACCCTCGTCGACGAGTCGGGCGATCGCGCCGCCCACTGGCTCGGGGTCGTTGGGGTGGGAGTGGAACGAGGCGGGCCAGCCGACGATGTCCGAGTCCGTACGGGGCAGCCCGTAGTACATGTCGGGCAGGTAGTTCGGCAGGACGTGGCCGCGGCCGTGGCGGGCGTACACGTCGAGCAGGGCCGGGGTGGACACGGTGACCAGCGAGGCGTTGCGGCAGGCGAGCGCGAGGTTGTGCCACGAGTGCATGCCGGCGCCCGGGCGGTGCGCGGCCCACGCGGGGTTGGAGGGGTGGATGGAGGAGAGGTCGTCGTCTACGTCCACGATGACGGTGATGCCCTTGGCGCGCATCACGCCGACGGCCTGGGCCATGTAGGCGTGGGTGACCCGCTGGAGGACGACGACGTCGGCGTCGACGAGGACGTCCTTGACGGTGTGGCCGTCCATGACGACGCGGACGCGGCGGTTGCCGGGGTCGATGACGTCGACGTCGTGTCCGGCTGCGGCGAGGTGCTGGCCGGGCCAGGTCATGCGGAAGCTGCCGCAGCCGTAGGCGTCGGAGGCGTAGACGACGGTCCTCACTCGGTCGACTCCTGGGTCTTGCGGGTGGCCCGCTTGGCCGGGGCGGGGGCGGCCTTCTCCAGTTCGTCGACGCGGGCGGTGAGGGCGGCGAGTTGCTTCTCCAGCTCGGCGACGCGGCCGGGGCCGGAGTCTGCGTCCGCGGGTTCCGTCTCGCTGGTGAACTTGCCCATCTCGTCGCGGGCGATGACGCGCATGCGGTCGTCGAGGAGGCTCATACGGCGGGCTCCTTCGGTGAGACCTGGGCGCGCGTCAGCAGGGTGAGCACGGCCAGGACGAAGCCGTTGACGGCCGCGACCGTCCCGGCGGACACGTCGTAGTGGTAGGCGGCCAGCAGGTCGGCCGTCACCGTGACGAGGGTGGTGAACGCGGCTGGGGCGATGGGCCGGGTCAGTACGGCGGTGGCGACTCCGAAGGCGGCGGTGATGAGGGCTACCCAGAGCGCGGCCTGTTCCGCGTTGAGGCCGACGCCGAGCGAGACGACGAGGGAGAGGGCGCCGGAGATGACGCTGATCCACAGCGCGGGCTCCCGGCCGAAGGGTGCGATCTTCATGAGGGTCTCGTTTCTCCTGGGAGGGGTTACTCGGCGAGCCGGGCGGCGAGCTTGTCGGCGACCTTGTCCGCGAGGGCGTCCAGGTCCACGCCGCCCACGGAGAGCGTGTCGACCTTGGTCTTGATGGCGTCGACGTCGGTCGCGACGTCGGCGATCTGCTGCTGCGCCTTGCGGACGCCTTCCACTGCGGTCTGGAGCGCGTACCCGGCCGCCCACGAGGTGTTGCCGTCGGCGTAGTCGTCGTTGGCCACCGGGGGCCGCGCGGCGGGGACGGTGCCGTCCGCCCCGAAGAGGGTCTTCGCGTCGGCGTTGCTGATCGTCATATCGGCCTCCTGAGGGATTGCGCCGCCCTTCGCGGCGGCGAGGATGTCGGCGACCGGCAGGGCGCCGGGATCGCCGTGCAGGTTCTCCGGGACGTGCTGGTGCCCGCAGATCCCGGTGAACGACTGCCACTTGGCGCTGCTCATGCGGACGCCGTTGCTGCTGCCGTACGACGCGGGGTAGGCCTTCCAGGTCACGTCGCTGGTGAGCGGTACGCCGTGCTGGTCGTGGGCCCACCGCAGGAATGCGGCCAGATCCCGCACCGCCCAGTCCGGCAGCTCGGGCGCGTACAGGTGGCGCACGCCTGCCCGTGTCCACTTGGCGTGGGTGGTCGGGTCGCAGGTGCCGACGAGTTCGACCTGGCTCACGTTGAGGGTGTTCGTCTGCACCCCGCCGGAGAGGTTGACCAGGGCCCGGCTGCTGACGTCGAAGTCGAAGTGCTGGTACCAGGCCAGCCGCTTCGCTGTGAAGTCGGGCATGGCCGTGAGATTCGGGGCGACCGCGCCGCCGTCGTACGACGGCAGGGAGGTGCCCTCCGTGGTGTGCAGGCAGACGACGTTGACCTCCATCGCCGAGCCCGGGTACTTCGACCCGAACCAGTAGGCGGTCGAAGCTCCCGGGTACTTCTGCTGGCCAGACGTCACGGCGGGCACTCCTTACAGAGGGAAGACGACGATGCGGCGGGACAGGAACGTGCCCGTACCGGTGGGGACCCGATACTTCGCGGTGAAGGTGTTCACGCCCGGCGTCAGATCCGTGTGCAGTACGACCCCGGACGTGATCACCCCGGCCCCGGCCACCCCGTACACGCCGATCCCCCGGTTGTCCGCGGCAGCGATCGTCGTTGCTCCCGACACGTCGTACGCCATGCGGGAGGCGCCCGTGCCCGTGTTCTCCATCGCGCCGTGGACGACCACGAGCGCGGCTGGTCCTGTGGTGACGGTGACGGCGGGCCCCGGCGTAGCGAGGTCGGTGAACGTCGAGGAGGTGGTGGTCTCCGAGGTGAGGACACTGGCCGTGGTCGAGACGCGCTCGGAGATCTCGTTGGTGTCCGAGACGGCGAAGTGCGCGCCTGCCGTGGTCGCTTTGGCGGGTGCGGTCTCGTTGAGGTTGTCGCGCAGGAACTGGTTGAACTGGGCGGCCGTGAACACGGAGCTCGCGACGGCGGTCATGGGTGCGGACCAGGCCATGGCACGGGCTCCTTACAGGGGGAAGACGTTGAGTTCGCGGGTGCGGAAGGTGCCGGTGTTGGAGCCGACGGCGTACTTCAGGGTGAAGGTGTTGTCGCCGGGGGTCAGGCCGGTGAAGGTGTGCATGAGGCAGTGGCGTTGGAAGTTGCCTGCGGTGATGCCGTCGATGGAGCACATCCACTGGTCGCTGGCGGCGACCGAGGACGCGCCGGAGACGGCGACGGAGAACTTCGCGACGCCGTTGTCGTTGCTGTTGGACATGTCCGCGGCGGCGAAGACGAGCGCGATCGTGCCGGTCTCCACGGTGATGCGGGGGCCGACGGTGGCCAGGTCGGTGTAGGAAACGGAGGTCGAGCTCTGGCTGGTGTCGACGCGGGCCACGCTGGGGCTGCGCATGGTGATGGCGTTTGGGCCGGTGGAGACGGGGATCTGGCTGGCCGCGCTGGCCTTGGCGGGTGCGGTCTCGTTGAGGTTGTCCCTCACGTACTGGTTGAACTGGGCTGCCGTGAAGGTGGAGTTGGCGACTGCCGTCATGGGCGCGGACCAGGTCATGACCGGGCCGCCTCGCTCGCGGTGGCGGGCACGCCGTGTTCTCGGTTCTCCTGGCGGAGTTCGTCGATGCTCTGTCCGTGGGGGACGCGGAAGCGTACGGCGGTCTCGTGGTCCTTCGGGTACCAGTTGCGGGTGTGCGGGATCGGCCGCAGCGTCAATACGCTCATGATCTCCGCCATGTTCGGCGGCCAGTCGATGGGCGCGGTCATCTGGCAGTAGGAGCAGTAGAACTCGGGTTTCTGCGCCAGGCGGGGGCTGCGCGGGTCGCGGGGGTTGGCGCGCTCGAAGAGGTGCTCGACGCCGCCGCAGCCCTCGCGGGGGCAGTCGGAGACCCAGTCTCCGGCGTAGACGTAGGCGCGTGCCGTGGCCGCGATCAGCTTCATGCCGGGGACGGTAGGCGCCCACCAGCGAAGATCATTCCGGCTGGTGTCAGGTGCCGAAGCGGCCGTAGTCGAAGCGGCCTCGCATGGGGTCGTCGAAGATGAACACGGAGTCCGGGGAGTCGGCGCCGGTGGGGTCGAAGACGCCGTCGTCGAAGCCGCTGCCTGTGACGTCGAACGTGAACGGGTTGGCGGCGACCGTGGACCCGGAGCGCTCACACCCCAGGACTGCGTAGTGCACGCGGAGGGCGCAGTCCGGGTCCTCGTCGGCGGCTGGCATGCGGGCGATGGTGTGCTGGAGCGACTCGACGTGGAAGTCGGCGTCCAGGCCGAGCTCGCCGTGCCGGATGGTGATCAGGTCGGAGGGCTGGCGGGTGAGGATCTGGAGGAGATGGTCCAGGTCGGAGGAGACAAGCCGCAGCGACACGGTGGGGCGGCGCTGCGCGTAGTGGGCGAGCAGCACCTGGGAGATGGCGTAGGCGTCGTGGCGGCCGGCCCACGGTGCGTCTTCGGGGTAGGAGCGCTGCCCGTGGCGGCCGATGCTGACGGAGTCGTCGGCGGTGACCTTGACGGTGCGGGCGACGGGAACGGCCCGGGCCCGCAGTTGCAGGTGCGTGATGGTGACGCTCCCGCCCACGGCGAGGACGGTGATGACGGTTGACTGCCCGGAACGGCGCGACATGCTGGTGGCCACCGTGCCGGGCCCGGCGAAGACGACGTCGGTGCCGTTGACCAGATCCACCGCCCCGCGGAAGGGGTCGCTGGCTTTGGCCTGAATGGTGATGCTCTCGCCGAGGCTGAGGCTGATGGTGTCGTCGCTCTGCCATACGACAGACAGGGCAGCGTCGGGGTGGCGCTCCTCGACGTCGAAGGAGACCTGGTTGACGATGTCGCGCCAGCCGTGGGAGTAGCCGAAGGGTTCGAGGAGGGACAGGGCCACCGTGTCTCCTAGGCGGGTTCGAAGATGACCCAGCCGACGGTGGACGTGTCCGTGCCGGAGCTGGAGAGGATGGTGAAGGAGGTGCCGGCCGTCCGGGCGGATACCCGCAGGAAGCCCGGTGTGCCGCCTGGCACTTCGCAGGTCAGGAAGATCCGGGAGCTTGCGGTCACACTCGTGTTGGGGACCACGACGGTGCCGGCCGCCAACGTGGCGACGCCCATCCTCGCGTTCGTGCCTTCCTTGATGGCGAGCCCGCCCCCGGTGGTGCCGATCTGGAAGGCCTTCGCGGTGCCGTCCCAGGTCGTCCACTGGCCGTTGGCCTGGCCCGCGTCGACGACGGTGTAGCCGGTGAAGGTGGCGTTGCCGGCGGCGCCCCAGGGGTTGGCGAAGGCGTTGACCGGGGCGGCCGTGGTCCCGGTGCGCTCCCCCACGTTGGGGCCTCGGCGCAGGACGGCGTTCGTGCCGCCGTCGACGAAGCCGTTGGTAGCGCCGTGCAGGAAACCGGAGTTGACGGCGACGTAGGTGGAGCCGGATGCCTTGAAGGCGTTGACGGGCGAGTTGGTGCCGGTGCCGTCGTCATCCACGCCCGGGTAGTTGACCAAGCTGTCGATGATGACGGGCATGCCGGCCGCGGTGACGCGGAAGCCGGAGTAGTCGCCGCCGCCCGCTCCGCCGTTGCGGCCGTCGCGACGGCAGGAGATCCCGGCGAAGATCAGCGGGGCGTTGCCGGTGGCGTCGACGAGGATGCCGTTGAAGCGGTTGCGGTCGGTGGAGCAGCCGACCATCGACATGCCACCGGAGCCCTGCCCGGTGCCCCAGCCGCCGGTGATGTAGTAGCCGTGCCCCTCGGACCACTCCGCGCGCACGCCCAGCAGGCGGCTGTTGGGCATGTTCGAGAGGGTGAAGGCGTTGTCGCCGGCGCCGATGGAGATGACGTCGGTCATGGTGCAGTCGGAGTGGTTGATGAGGTGGATGCCGACGCCGTCCGGGTTGTCGACGACGACCCGGTGGAAGTTCCAGGAGAAGGGCTGGCTGCCGTTGGCGGTGAAGGTGTAGATGCCCTTGCCTGTGACGTTCTTGACGGTGACGTCGCGCAGCAGGACGCCGTGGATGTAGCCGCCGCCCTGGATGCCGTGGACGGTGCCGCCGACGCCGGTGCCGTCGATGGTCAGGCTCTGGATCTGCTGTTCGGCGGACTTGCTGCTGTATCCGCCGTCGGTCTGATCGAGCAGGACGATGGCTGCTCCGCCGGCGAATCCGGCGACGGGCCGGATGTAGGAGGAGCCGGTCATCTGGCCGGTGTTGAAGATCTGGTCGCCGTGGGTGCCGAGCAGTCGGACGGTGGGGTGGAGGGTGATGGGCGCCAGGGTGAAGAAGGCGTTCGCGGAGAGCTGCACCACGCCGCCGCCTGCGGCGAAGGCGGCGTCCACGGCGGCCTGGATCTCGACCTGGTCATTGGTGCCGTCGCACACGTACTGGGCTTTGCTCTTCACGCTGGAGGGGGCGCCCGCGCCTGCCACGAGGGTGTAGAAGGTGGCGGCGCTGGCCGCGGCCCAGAGATCTGACAGGGCGGCGTTGAGTTGAACGTCCCAGTTCAGGGTGCCGCGTGGGATGGGTGTGTAGGGCATCGTTATTCTCCGAATCCGCCGTCGCCGAAGCCGCACTCGCCGAAGCCGGGGCAGGAGTCTCCGGTGGTGCAGTCTGGTGTCCGCTCTGCGGCGAACACGGCCTGCGGGGTCAGGGACTTGTCGCGCAGGAGCCGGTGGTGCCGGTCGCGGAAGATGAATGTGCCGTCCGGTCCGATGTAGGCGATGGACGGTGGGCCTTCGGACTGGAGCAGGTCGGTCAGGGCGGTGAAGGCGTCGGCTTCCTCGAGCCACCACCACGGTACGAACGTTGCGCCCAGGTCGACGTCGCGGGGGCCGGTCCAACCGACGGCGTCGAGGACGACGTGCATGAGGGTGCCGGTGCGCTGCGCCTCGTACAGCTCGGTGCTGATCTTGACGCCCTGGAGGAGGGACAGCAGCCCGACCACGCTGATCTCCGCGGAGCGGTCGCCGCGATCGGGGTGGACGTCGAAGTCGTCGATGCGTCCGATGAACAGCGGGTACAGGGTGTCGGAGACAACGGTCTCGATCTTTACTGGTGCGGCCGGTTGCAGGTCGTCGACGATCGGCGAGTCGGGATTCTCGGGCGAGTAGATCCGGTCGGCGTTGCACAGGGTCATGGTCAGGGAGCCCACGGCGGGCGGGGCGATCTGCCGGTCCTGGTCGCGGCCGTACTGGAAGACGACGGCTCCGCGGGCGAGGACGTCGGTGGTGACGTCGTCGTACGGGCCGTCGAAGGTACCGTCGCCCGCCCAGTCCACGGCGACGGTGTAGCCGTCGGTCAGGGCGGGCGTGATGTTGAAGTTGTCGAAGTAGGCGTAGTCGTTGGTGCCGTTCTCGCGGAAGGCCAGGAGCTGGACCTGAAGGTCGTTGTCGGCAACCCAGGCCGGGGAGGGCTCGGTGCGCCGGATCGTCCAGGCGCGGCCGTCGGGTGAGGTCTCCCAGGTGAGGGTCTCGTCGGTCTCTCGGATCCGCAGCCAGGCATGAGCAACGGGGTCGTACGGGAAGGTGACCGGGTTGGCGTCGGTGAAGTCGATCATCACCGCGGTCAGCAACTGGCCGATAGCGGGATCGATTTCGAAGACGATCTGTGTGCCGACCACATTGGACAGGACGAGGAGCTGACAGAACACGGACCCGGTGGCGCCACCGGCTGCGGGCGGGGTGACCTGGACGTGGACGTGCGAGTTTTCCAGCGTGTAGGCGGCGGCCGACGCATACGCGGCGAAGTGCGGATCGCAGGGGACGCGGGCACGCCCGTCGGGCTGGTCCGGGAGGGCGCCGCCGCTTTCGTGGTAGTTGTCGGGCCACTTGGTGGTGTCGACGGTCGCCGTGCTGAAGGTGTCGGTGAGCTCCTCGAACGGGTTACCCGGGGTGGGTACGAACTCGACGAGGAGCCACAGGGTGGACACGCGGCGCACGGTGGTCTGGGAGACGTTGCCGCGGTAGCCGATCTGCGCCGTGTCGAGGCGGGACGGCGTCCACTCGGCGCCGGTCTGTGGGTCGGTGTAGGAGACGAGCTGGTGCACGAACGGGGCCGCGGCCTTGTGGCTGGCCCACCCGGCGACGGCCACGGACACCGATGCGGACTCGGCGACCGTGCCGCCTGCCTGTGACTTGAGGCGGTACACCAGCGAGGCTGCCGTGGTGGCGGTGGAGCCGATGCGGGCGCCGACGGCGACCAGGGTGACGGTGTCCGTGCTGCTCATGCCTGCTGAGGCTGCGCTGGACAGGTTGAAGTCGTCGATCGTGGTGGTGCCCGTGGCGGCGGTCTCGTTGTAGGTGGTGGCGTCGTCGGGGGTCACCTCCGAGACGCGTTCGTAGTTGTTCGCTGCTCCGGCGGTGCCGCCGACTGCGGTGGCGAAGCCGTTGTTGTCGCCTGCTGCGCTGGGACGGAGGTGGACGACGCAGCCCGGGCCCGGTAGTCCTGTCTGGGCGCTGCCGGTGGTGTCGTTGACGGCGATGTCGTCGAAGGACAGGTCGGCGGTGCACGCGTTCTGCACGCCGACACGGACCCGGGAGTAGCCGGTGGTTCCGGCGATCGCTGTGGTGCCGGAGAACGGGGTGCCGTCGAGGTAGGCGGTGACGTTGCGGGTGGCGGCGGTGCTGCCGGAGTCCGCGGCGTCGATCTCGATGCGGTACCAGGTGTTCAGCGCCAGCGCGGCTGACGGCGTGCCGACGTCGACGCCGGCGAGGCTGTCGCGCAATTGCAGTGTGCCGGTGGTGGTCAGCCGCAGGTGGACGGGGAAGTAGCCGTTCTGGCCGACGGCGACGATGGTGGTGGTCGAGGTGGGCAGCGAGTTGATGCGCAGGTAGACGCGGTGGAAGGTGCGTTTCACCGTGGCAGCGGTGTCGACCTGGTGCTCGATGTAGCCGGTTGCCGAGGCGGGGGTGCAGCGTAGTGCGGCCGCGCCCTCGCGGTGCAGGGCGGTGTCGATGGCCGCGGTGCCGGTCAGCGAGGTGAACTCCACACCGGCCGTCGCCGACTGCGATTCGAACCCGCACGTCCACAGGCGTGCCACGTCAGCCCCCCAACGCGGCGGGCAGGCGGCGCTGCCGCTTGAGCCGGTCGAGGCTGCCGGTCAGCCAGTTGTCGAGCTCGATCTGTGAGCCGATCACGCCCTGGTTCTGGAGGTGGTAGTGGTCCTCGTAGAAGTGTTGGTGGACCACGCTGGCCCCGGTGGTTTGCTGGGTGCCGACCGCCAGGCGGCCCGTACGCCCTGGGGAGGTGGCTGGAAGGCCGGAGGCCACGACCCCGGCGACGCGGCCCATGGTCCGCTCGATCGACGGAAGCTCACGCGTGATGCCGCCGCCGAGGCCCGCCATGGTCAGCCGTCCCACCGCCATCATCACCCGGGACGGGGACCGGATGCCGAGTGCCTTGCGGATGCTCTTCTGCATGCTCTTCGCGATGGCGAGCATGAGCTTCTCGATGTCCTTCTGCTGGGCCTTCAGCCCGGTGAGGAATCCCTTGCCGGCCTGCCGGCCGGAGTCGTAGAGCATGTCCGCGCCCGCCTTGCCGAGCGCGGTCGAGGCGGAACTGATCTGGCCGTTGAGGCTGTTGAACTTTTTGATCGTCGCGGCGTCGGCGCCCGCGAGGGACTTCGCGAACGCGGCGCCCTGCTCCGGGCCCATCTGGAGGATCTGCTTGATGAGGTCCTTGCTGACGCCCTTCTTCTGGAGCTTTTGCACGTTCGACGTGAACGACTTGATCTGGTTGAGGGACGCCTGCATCTGCCCGGCCACGTACTTCGGGGAGAACGCATCCTGTTGGATGATGGAGGCCAGCGAGCCGGTGGCCCGCGCGGTGGCCGCGGTGTCGCTGGCGAACTTGTTCGCGTCGGCGATCTTCTTCGCGATGCTGTCGCGTTGCCCGGCCAGGCCCTGGAGCCGCTTGTTGCCGGAGGCGAGCAACCTCACGAGCCGGTCGTCCGTCCGGCTGCCGGTGCCCCTGAAGGCGGATGTGATCGACGACGCCAGGGACTTCGCCGTCGAGTTGATCTGCGCCTTCGTCCCAGTCAGTCCCTTGATGAACCCGGCGCCCGTGTTCTTCCCGATCGCCTGCATCTTCTTCGACGGCGACGCGATCTGGAGCTCGCGGCGGACCGCATCGAGGACAGCCGCGGCCATGGCCTGGGCCGCGGACGCCACACCGCCCGTGCCGCCCGTCATCCCCTGTGCCAGGCCGTGCGCCGCCTCGCCGCCTGCTGAGGCGGTGCCGGCCGCGAGGCCGGACATGTCGAGGCGGTCGTCGTTGATGGCGCGCAGGAGCGGCAGGTGCTTGGCGGTCTGCTTGGCGTTGACGACGAACTCGTCGCGACTGAGCCAGGGCGCGAACACGCTGTCCGAGGTCGGGGTGCCGGGCCCGTTGACCAGGCCGCCGTCGGTGTAGCCCTTGCCGCGAAACTTGAAGTCGCTGCCGGTGTAGAGGCCGCCGGTTGCGCCGACCGCGTCGTGGGCGCTGCCTTTCCTGGTGGTAGAGGGGACGTAGTTGGTCTGGACGTTAGTGATCTTCCAGGTGGTCAGCGTCACCGAGCGGCTGCGCGGCAGGCTGTTGATCTGCCGCTGGGCCGAGCCGATCTTGCTCTTCCAGTCGGCAATGTCCGCAGTGAGCTTCGCCCGCTTCTCGCCCTTGGCCGTGCGCAACTGGGACTCCGCGGACGCGATCTTGGCCCGCCAGTCGGTGATGTCGGCGGTGAGCTTGGCGCGCTTGTCGGCCTTCGCCCCCTTCAACTGGAGATCGGCCGCAGCGACCTTGGCCTTCCAGTCCGCGATGTCCGCGGTCAGTTTGGCTTTCTTGTCGCCCTTCGCGGTGGTGAGCTGCTTCTCCGCCTCACCGATCTTCGTCTTCCAGTCGGTGATATCAGCCTTCAGCATCGCCGTCTTGGAGGGCGTCTTCAGGATCGTCGCCGCCAGTTGCTCCGCCTCGGTACGGGTGAGGCCCATCTGCATGGCGTTCCTGACGAGCTGCTGACGGCCCCGCTCGTAGACGGCGATGGAGCCCTGCCACGAGCCGGTCGACTCACGGTTCGCGGCTGCCGCCTCGTCGGTCTTCGCGGCGAGGTCGGACAGAGCGGTCGCGGCGGCACGCTGCTTGTCGGTGTTGAGGGTGAGCTGCCCGTTCTGCATGGACAGGACGCCCGCGTTCTCCTGCGCCGCCTTTGATGCGGCGTCGATGCTCGCTTCGAAGCCGATCATGCCGCCGAGGCCTGCGCGCTGCACATCGTTGAGCGCCTGAATGGCCTGCCTCAAGCCGTCCGCGGACGCCTTCTGTTCGGCCAGCTTCGCTGATGTCGCCTGCGCCTGCTGCCCGAACAGACCCATCGCGTCCGCCGCGAGCTGCTGCTCGAACTTGGCGTCCTCGATCGCGCCCTTGTACTCGGTGAGGCGGCTGGTGAACTCCTTGGTGTCGTGGCCTCCCTTGCCGTACTCAGCGGTCAGCCGCTTCACGGCGGCGGCGGCGAGGTCGGCCTGGTTATTCTTCACCAGGTTGGCGAGGGCGTTGTCGACGGAGCCCAGGTTGTCCTTGGCGTCCTTGACCGGGGTGGAGTCCCAGCCGGTCCAGCCGACGAGGAACTGCTGGATGTCGTCCGTGGTCGACGGGTCGGTCAGAGAGCGGACCTTGCCGTACAGGCCGTCGAGGTCGGTGCCGAACGCCTTCGCGGCCTCGCCGGTCGTCTTGCCCGTCTTGCCCAGGCGGGCCAGGGAAGTCGTCAGCTTGTCCACGTCGGGCGGGGCGCCGCGGCTGCGCTGCGACAGCTCGGTCAGGGCGATCAGCAGCAGGCCGATGCCGGTCCCGGCGATGGCGACCTTCGCCGTGCGGGACAGGGTGGCGATGGCGGCGCCCAGCTTGGGCAGCACGCCGGTCGCGCCGGCGGCCGCCACACGCATCACGGTGATCGATGCGGCGAACGTGGTGACCCCGGCCGACACCGCGGCCGCCGCCGCGACGGCGAGGCGTACGGCCTTCAGTGCGAGGGCGAACTGAAGCATGTGCGTGATCGCGTCGGGCGGGAGTGCCGCGACCAGCTTGGCGATCACGTTGACCACCGTCAGCATGCCCGGGCCCACGTTCGCCGCTGCCATCCCCACGGTGGACAGGGCTTGCATGACGTTGGAGAGCGTCTCGCGGACGATCGGCCCGTTGTCGCGGACGTACTGCATGAACTCGGAGACGCCGCCGCTGATCTTCCCGGTGTTGAGGGTTCGGGTGAAGCGGATCAGCATCTCGTTGCCGCGCTGCAGCGCGCCGACGGCGAAGTCGGAGAACGAGCGCATGAACTGGTCGAACGAGCCGGACGCGACGCCACCGGCGGCGATCGTGACGAACCGGTTCAGTTCGCGGCCCGCGCCCTGCACCATTGGCGTGAGCTTGGGGAAGATCGCGCCGAAGGTCTGCAACCCCTTGGTGACGACGGGCATCGTGTTCCCGGCGAGACTGTCCGACCACTGCTGGTACTGGCCCTTGAAGGACGACAGGGCGGCTGCGGCCTCGCGGGTGGCGGGCGGCATCGTCTTGACCTGCCGCACGTACTCGGCTTGCGCTGTGAGTGCTTCCTTCGACGCGGCGCCGTGCTGGTCGACGGCCGTCTTGTACTTCGTCTCCGCGTCTGCGGCCTCCGTGAGCGCGGTCACCTGGCCGCCGGCTGCAGCAGCGAACGCCCCGACCGCGACCGCCGCGGCGCCGACGCTGGCGGCGATCGGGGCGGCCTGCACGGCGACGGGGATGAGCGCCGGGGACAGGCCGATCGCGGTGGCCTTGAGTCTTTCCAGGACGCCGTTGAAGACGCTGCCCCCTCCGGCCGCGCGGTTGAACGCCGTGTTGATCAGGCGGGATTCTGAGACGAAGCGGCCTCGCACATCGCGCAGCCGTCCGTCTGCGGTGCGGGAGAAGTCGCGCAGCGCGCGGGCGGCGGGGTCGGTGTTGGCGTTGACGTTGATGTGGGCGTCGCCGACGAGGTTGCCGCCCGTGGGGGAGGTCATGCGAGGGTCACCCCCATGGAGGCGAGGAAGGACTGGCTGGCGTCTTCGGCGCCTTGCCACCACCAGGGCGCGCTGTTGTCGACGGGCTCGATCTCGCGGCGGTCACGTCCGGGCACTGCCCATGCCGAGACTCCGAGGTCGGCGTCGAAGCGGGCTCGGGCCTGTTCCTCGGTCTGTCCGTCGCGGACGATCAGCCGCTGGAGCATCTCGGCGTAGATCGCGTTCAGGAAGCGGTCGGCTGGGAGGGTTCCGAAGTCGACGCCTCGGGCTGCGTATTCGCCGTCGAGTTGGTGCCAGACTCCGGGCTGGCAGATCCATCCGATGAGTTCGGAGACGGCTCGGTAGGGCGCATGCCGTACTCCTCCAGGAGCCACATGACGACGTCGGACATCTGGTCGTCCTCGATCGGCCGGGCCTTGTCGTTGAGGCGGCTGGCGAACCGCTCGTAGGAGTCGGGGAAGAGGGCGAGGGACAGCGCCTGCTTCAGCATCTCCCTCTGCTCCTTGTAGGAGTCGGCGTCGGCGCGGTCGTTGTAGAGGGTGACGAACTCGGCGAAGACGTCGCCGGGCAGCGCGGCGGCGGCTTCGAAGGTGTCGTCGTCGATGGTGAAGGCGAGCGTCTTGCGCTTGCGGCTGAAGTCGCGGCCCGCGGGCGGTACTGGGGCAGGAGGCTGTGCGGGTGCGGCCATGGCGGCGGCCGGCGCGGGCCCCACGCTGTTCGGGTGGGTAAGGAGTTCGGTCATGAGCGGGACGGTAGGTGCGCCCCACTCATGATCATTCCGGGGTCAGAGTGCGGCCCGCAGCGCCTCGGCGAGGAAGTTGTTCGGCTTCGTCCCCGGGTGCATGACGGCCTTCGCGTACACGGTCTGCGAGCCCACCGTGAAGCGCAATGCCCGGGCCCGCATCGGCCGAATCACGTGCGGTCTCGTGCCGCCGATGACGTACAGGGTGGCCGGGTGCCGGGAGTTGATGACGCCCTGGAAGTCGCCGCCCGGGCCGCGCCGGATCGCGACGGTGATGTTGCGGCCGTCGCCCATGCTGCCGGGCGCCCGCTGCCGTGCGACGGCTTCGACGCGCTGCACGCGGCGCTCCATGTTCCGGTACACGAGGCCGCCGGGCAGGCGGAGCATCCGCTCGATGGCGGTGCGGTGGAGGTCGAAGCTCGTCGACACGGTGAACATCGTCAGTTCCTCGGCAGGCCGACGACGGCGCGGAGTTCGTTGCCGCCGCACGCACCGGACGGCCCCTGCGGGGTGAGGGGCCGCATGAGGAAGTCGCTGATCTCCCGGGCGTCGTTCATCTCGCACAGCGTCGTGGAGACGGCCCGCATCATCTCGTACGCGTCCTGGAGGATCTCGCGCGCGGACTCGTCGAGCGCGCCCGTGGTGGGCGGCTCGCCGACGTCGTCGACGGTCGGCGTGCACCGCACGACCTGCATGATGATCTCGGCCGCCTCCCATGGTGCGTCGCATCCGTTGCCGACCCGGGCCTGTACCGGGTTGGGGAACTGCTCGGTGGGATGGATCTGGCCGACGGACACAGCGAGGAGACCGCAGTCGCAGGCGTCCCAGGCGATCGCTCCGGGGACGACGCCGTGCCGGGCTGGCGTGACGGTCAGCTCCTGGTAGATCGCCTGTTCCAGGCGGGACGCGACGGTGTGCCACTTCAGCGGACCGGAGATCATCGGCATGGTCAGGTCCCCGGCTTCCGTACGGTCGGCTGGTCCACCCGGTACACCCGCGACCGCTGCCGCAGCCCCGCCGGGTTCCACGTTGCGATGAACGCGTCCACGAGGTAGAGGCCCGTGCGGCCCTGCTTGAAGAGCTCACCCACGTCCGGATACGAGATCGTCACACCCTGCCGGACCAACTGCTGTACCCCAGCTGGCAGTCGGCAGTCCTTCCCCATGGCGGCCTGCGCGAACTGGCACGCCAGCTCACCCATCGCCAGAGCGGCCCCGACGGGCAGGGGCTCGCCGTACCGGGCCGTCACCGACCACGCGCCCTCCCCCGAGTCGACCGCCAGGTCGTTGGAGCGCGGCCAGTGGCCGCCGTCCGTCCGCACGAGGAGGCGGTTGTTGTCGAGGCGGTACGCCGAGGAGTCGAGCACGGCTCCGTCGATGACGACTTCACTCACGTCGTACACCGGTGCCGGCAGGCGCAGCTCCGACACCCGCGAGCACGAGCAGCCCGACGAGCAGGAGCCGCAGGAAAGGTTGAACCACAGGCCGCCGATCAGCACGGGCACCGGCCAGTGACGGGCCACCCACGGCGGCCCGAAGTCGTCGTAGAAGCGGCCGTCGCCGTGGTCGTCGCGGCACGGGCGGAGGGTGATCTCGCACAGCCCGAACCGCATCCCGGTCAGCGCGTACAGGGTCTCCGTCGCCATCGACACCGCGATCCCGGTGACAGCCGGGTTGAGGGTGGAGACGTCACAGGTCCACTGCACGGGCCAGTCCGAGCAGGGGCCGCGCATGTCGCCGCTGCCGGTCGGCTGCGTCATCGGTCCCCCTTCAGGGAGTAGGCGAGCCCGGTCGGCATCCACTCGACCGGGCTCGTGAACTGCACGCTGCTACGCCGCCAGAGTCGTCGGGTCGCAGGCGATCGTCGGCGGCGCGACCGTGGTGACGTTCCACACCCAGTGCTCGTCCTCCTCGATCGTCTCCCCGGCAGGCAGGTACTCCGAGCCCACCAGATCGACCCACTGAGCAGACGGGCCGCGGGTCTCCGAGGTGGTCTCCAGCGTCGAGCGGCCGTTCTCGACCATGTACGAACCGAGCTGGGTGGCACCGACGTTGGGCCACGCGTTGTAGATGTAGCGCTGCTGCCCGGATGCGTCGCATGCTCCGGCGCCGGCGACCTCCTGCCACACCTCCAGGCTGTAGCGGCGGGTGGGGTTGCCCTCGGCGAGCGCGAAGCCGGTGCCGGTGGCCGGGGTGCCGGAGACGAGCTCACGCGCGGAGATCATCAGCGACGCAGCGGAGACGTTGACCTCACAGAACTGGCTGGTGAGGTTGATGCGCTTGAGGGTGGGGTCGTCCTTCTGATTCACGCACGGGGAGCCGTCCGCGGTGCGCTCGAAGAACTCGACGCCATCCTCGTACTGGGGCTCCATGTTGACCTGAATGAAGCCCTTGGTGACGGACACCTGGCCGCTCGTGCCGGTGATGGGGACGCCGCAGGCGTCGAGTTCGATGATCCGCATGTGCGTGCCCTTGATGGGGGTGGCGCACGTGGAGTGGGTAGCCATGATCTTTCTCCTACTCGGTGGGCACGCCCAGGACGATGTGCGCGGCCAGCAGGCAGCACTCGAAGCCGATCAGGTAGGTGCGCTCGGCCTGCATGCGGAGGGTGTTGGTGGTGCGGTCGAGGGACTCGTTGACCTGCGTGAAGTACACGTCGGACCGGTAGCCGAAGGCGGCGCCGGTGGCGTAGATCCACGTCGTGCCGTCCGCCGGGGTGGAGCCGTCGGGCGCGGTGCCCGGGTAGCCGCCCCCGGCGACGATGAGGTTGCCGTTCGGTGTGACCAGGCGTCCGCCGTCACCGGGGCGGACGAGGTTCCACGCAGCCAGGGTCGGCAGCGCCTCGCGCGGCACGTGGATCAGGCCCTGGCCCTTGTAGCAGGCGGCGAGTTCCTGCTCCAGCGCGCCGAGGGCCTGTGCCGCGTCGGCGCCCGTGGCGGCCGGGGATGCGACCGGCTGGAGGACGACGTCGCCGTCCACGACCTCCGCGTCGGCCCCCAGGTGAGGGAAGACCACGGACTGGTCGGCGGCGAGGCCTGTCCAGAACGCGTTCTCCAACTGGTGCTGCTCGACGCGGGCGAGGGCGTCCTGCGCGATGGACTGTGCCTCGCCGACTCCGATCGGCGTGCACTCGAACTCGGCGATCACCGTGACCGGGGTCGCGCCCCGGTAGGCCTGCTCGACGTTGGGCGTCTTCGCGGGCGGCTCCGGCGGGGCGCCGGTGCCTGTGACCGCGAGGCACTCGTCGTACGTCGTGTCACCGGCCGGGCAGCGCTCCACCCAGGAGACGCCCTGCTGCCAGTGCACGCCGTCCGGGCTCGGTGTCTGGACGCTGTCCCACAGCCCCCCAGACAGGGGGGTGAACACCGTGGGCAGGTCGATGAGCTGGCGTGCCACCGGCGTTCACCACCCTTCACTGTCGGTTCGGTTCACGGCAGGCCCGGTCAGACCCGGACCGTGCCGGTCAGCAGCGCGCTGGTGCTGCCGTTGACGTTGAAGCCGACCGTGTACCGGCGGGACTCGTGGCCGACCTTGGCGATGAGGTGCGCCTCCTCGGACCAGGCGGCCGTGTGGTCGTTGGTCTCGTTGAGGACGCTGTCGCGGATGACGCCGAGGTCGAGGGTCATGCCGTTGCCGTGGACGAAGGTGCCGGCCGCGTAGATGAGGAAGTCGGCGGTGGTGGGCCACGCGGTCATCTTCGTGGCGTTGCCGAACTGGGAGGCGCCGCGGACCTGCCAGTCGTTGACCCACTGGACGGCGATGTTGCGGGCGGTGAAGTACCGGTTGACCTCGGACAGCGGGATGTCGCCGAGCTCGACGCCGGCCTTCCACGCGAGGTCGGCCTGGATGACGTCGCGCACCCAGTACGGGAAGACGACCTCCAGGACGTCCTCGATGCACATGCCGTAGCGGGCCCGGTAGTCGGTCGCGGCGAGGCCGACGGCGTTGTAGATCCGCGGGGCTGCGGCGTCGGTGGCGGCGCCGCCGGTGATGGCGGTGGCCGAGGTGGAGCGGGCGAGCATGAGCGCGATGAGGCGGGCGTTGATGACGTGCGCGTGCGCGGACATCAGCAGCTGGAGGGTGTTGGCGGTGGCCTCGGGGTAGGCCTCGTCGGTGAGGTTGCCTGCGGTGAGGCAGTACCCGTACGCCTCCAGCCTTTCCTCGTCGAAGTCGGGGCAGGGGACGCGGATGCACGGCTTGGTCGGGGAGCCGGTCGCGGCGGCGATGTCGTCGGCCTCGGTCCACAGGAACGGCGTGGACGTGTTGGAGAGGGTGGCCGCGAAGCCGGCGAACGCGGTGCCGCCGCCGAGCGCGTCGGCGAGGGACGGAGAGACGGGGAACTCGATGCCGCCGCGAGTGACGCCGAAGGTCGGCAGGTCGATGAGGCCGGACTCGCAGGCGATGTTGAAGAAGTCGTAGCGCGTCTCGGAGGGGGCGCACCAGCCGCCGCCTGCGACGAGCGCTGCCTGCTTGTCGGGGCTCGTGAGGAACTGGATGAGTTCCTTGACCTCGCCGCGCTTGGTGCGGTTGTCGACGCTGTGGGAGAAGTCGTTGCGGATGGACGCGACGAGCTGCTCGCTGGGCTGGCCCATCGTGATGGGCATGCTCTTCGCCTTGCGGGACGTGACCTCGGCGAGCGCGGTGAGGCTGGTGAGGCCTTCGCCGCGGGCGACGCCGGGGATGTCTACCGAGGCGGTGACGGCGAGGCGCTGGGTGGGCACCTGCGGGGCGGGTGCGTGCTGCGCGGTCTCGGCGAGGGAGGCGGTCGCGCGGCGGGCGATCTCCTCGGGGCGGACGGATCCGCCGCGCCGGTCGAGCATGAACGCGGACAGGGCGGCGGTGACGCCCTGCGCGGTGGCCTGGGCGATGGCTTCGGCGTCGACGGCCGGGGCCTGCTCGGTGGTGGTGCCCGGTGCGGCGGGGGCGCCGTTGACGCGGGCCTGGAGCTGGGAGAGCTGGTCGGCGACGCGGGCCTGCTGGAGGCTTGCCTCCTGCTCGGCGCGGACCTCGCGGACGCGGAGTTCGCCGCGGATGCGGTCGAGGTCGTCGGTCAGGCGCATCGCGTAGGCGAGGGTGTCCGGGTCGACGTTGTCGATCTCGGAGACGCGGGTGAACTCGGCGACGGCTCGCGTTTCGAGTTCGGCGAGGTCGGTGTCGCTGGTGAGGGTGAGATCGGACGGGGCACTGAAGAGCTCTTCGGCTGCCACGTGGTCCTCCGTTGCGAAGAGGGGTTGTGCGCCCGTCGATGTTGGCGCCTATCCGCACGGAGGTTAGCGCATAGCATACGGCCCGGCCAAGTGTCCAATTAACTTGACCGGGCCGCATAAGTAAAGGTCAGGAGCTTGGTACGGGTGGCGGCGGGGGCGCCGGGCGCTTCCTCTTATTGCAACTGCACACGTTTGCTCACCTCCCTCCAGGGTGGACGCGGCGCGACAGCATCCGCATCACGATCCGCACCGCGTCACGCTCTAGATCCGCCTGCGACTTCCCCCACGCCACCGTCGGCCGGCCCGCAGCGACCAGCGCCTGCGGCTGCCCCGACGCCACCCGCGCACGCATCTTCGGCACCGGGAACCCCGGCACGTTCACCGCCAGGAGCCCCACCAGCCGCAGCTCCCCACCGATCCGCCGCCAGTCCCCCGACACCTGCCCGGCCGCCTGCAACTCGTACACCTTCAGCGGATCCGCCCCGGGCCGCACACACCCCGCCACCCAGATACCGTGCGCGTCGTTGCCCACCGCCACGTCCGCGACGGCCGCGCCGGTGTTGTCGTAGTGCTCGGCCGCCGGCGTCGCCCCGTAGTGCAGCGGCGCATGCCCCGTGCCCACCGTGATCTGACCGACCGCCACCCGCGAGCTGTCCGCGCACACCACCTCACCAGTGCGGTAGTACGGGTGGGCGTCCTCGTGCGGCGGCTGCACACACACCTCGTCCTGCCCGATGTGGCAGGAACCCCACTGCGCGGCGTGCCCGTAGATGCGGCCCTCGTCCGTCACCGTGATCGGCGTCGGCAGCGACAGCCCCGGGTCGGTGAACCACTCGGCCGGCGGCCGCCACAGCTCGGCCCCCGCCGTCACCGCGTGCAGAGCACGGAACGGCTCCGGCTCCTGCCCGGCGTCCCGCAGGTGCCCGGCCACGTGGTCGTACACGCCGCGCCGGTCGGCGTCCGGGATGGACGATCCGCCGCGCGCACCGTGCAGGGCCCCGATCGCCGCCGAGCACGCGGCGAGATTCGCCGCTCCGACGGTGCCGTCGGCGTTGATCTCGTGGTGGAGGAACTTGCAGGCCGTCTTGGGGAGTTCGCCCCCCTCGACGGCGCCGCCGTCGTACCAGGCGTACGCGTCGCGGGCCTTGTCCACGGTGAGGGGGCCGTCGAGGTTCTTCTCGTTCGCGGCCGCGTCCCACGGGCCGTCGGTGGTCGCGGTGTGGTGGGCGGTGACGGCGCCCATCTCCTGCACCCGCAGTTCGGCGAGCTCCGCCGCGGTGACCGGGGCCCCGCCGGCGACGACCGCGCCCTGCTCGTCGAGGAGCGCGATGTACGCCTCGGCGAAGGCGGGGATGTCGACCAGCGTCGCGGCGCGGATGCGGCCGCCGTGGAAGATGACCTTCTCGGGCTGCGCGAACAGCATCTCGAACAGGTCGTCCTCGCCGTCGCCTTCACCGGTCCCGGCGTTGACGTCGTCGGGCCACACGAACTCCATGTCGGCGTCCGAGATGGAGTCGGCGTCGATGCTGACGCCGCGCAGGAACTTGCCCTTGATCTTGCCGTAGACCTTGCGGCCGTCGTCGTCGGACAGGTCCAGGACACCGCGGCCCATGACCTTGTTGCCGTCACGCCAGACCTCGTCGATGCGGCCGACGTTGACGGCGATCGTGCGGGCCTCGCCGCCGTGGGAGTCTTCCTTGTTCCAGCGCAGCGGCACCGGCAGGTCGGCCCAGGTGAGGGAGTCGGGGGCGAACTCGCGGCCGTCACCGGTGACGATGCCCTCGACGGCGAGCGGGCCTTCCCACGGGGCGGTCTGGCCCGCGTAGTCCATGTCCTCGTCGTCGGGTTCCTCGTTGGCGCCGGAGCTGTCGTCCATCTCCGTGCGCGCGGCGTCGGCGTCGGCCTGGGTGGCGTAGCAGCCTTGCAGCTGGTTCTCGTCGTCGACGACGGCCCACGGCGTGTCGGCACCGCAGTCCGGGTGGTCCTGCACAGTGCGGTACACGGTGCCTCCCTGCTCGTGTTCGGACGGGGGGATTGTGGCCGCAGCAAGCGCCATGATCGTTCCGGCTGCTGCCTGGTCGCTGTCCTGGGGCCAGACGGTGACGAGTGTTCCGCGACAGCGGGCGCCGCCGAGGCACTCGGTGTAGCCGCCGGTGGGGTACGCCTTCCGCGCCTCGGCAAGGTCGGTGTACTGAGTGCCGTCGATGTCCCGGCACGGCTTGCACGAGTTCTTGTCCAGGGCCTCGCTCGCCGTGTACGTCGCAGGCGGGGCGACGGCGAGGACGGCGAAGCGACCCTCGTTCTGCGCGGCCGACATCGCTGCGCCGATCTGCTCCTCCACGGCGGCCTGCGACAGGCCGGCCAGGTGCTCGTCGACGGCTTCGGCCACCTGGGCGCTGCTGCCGGATCCCCACACCCGCATCGCCTGCCGGACCGCGGACTGCACCAGCCCCACGCCGAGGACGCGCGCGGCCGTACGGCCCATCTGCCTCAGCCGGTCGCGGATCGCTGCTGCGGTGAGGGCCTCGTCGTCGAGGGACCAGTCGGGGACGGTGACGCCCTGCTGCTCGGCTTCGTTCTGCTGGGCTTCGCCTGCGTCGCGCGCGTAGGCGATCATGCGGGCGATGAGGAGGTCTGCGCCGTCGCTGGTGTCGACGGTGAGGTCGTCGAGGCGGTTCAGGTCGTCGGCCTCGGCGGCGGCCTTCACGGCGGCGGTGATCTGCTTGCGCTGCGCTGCCTGGATGTCGGCCCACGCGGTGACGGCGCCGTCGACGGCCTTGTGCCAGGCCTGGTCCATGGTGGCGAAGTCGACGTGGCTGCGGGTCTCCACCTCGGTGGGCTGGCGACGCAGTGCCCCGGCCGCCGCAGTCACGGCGCGGTCGAGAGGGATGTCGGTGTTGTCGCCGGCGAACGCCACCCTCACCCGGTCGAAGACGATCGGGCCGAGCCGCTCCTCCATCGGGGCGAGCAGCCCCGGCTCGGCGGAGTACGCGGCGCAGACGTGCGGCACCCACGGCGTGTGCTGACTGGGCAACTCCGGTGCGTCACCCGCCTCCATCACGCCCTCCTCCACTGCCATGCCGATCGCCCCGTGCAGCATGCCCAGCAGCCGGGGCGTCTCCGAGTCGTCGCCCACCGACCACACCCAGCAGGGCTCGTCACCATCGCCGTTCCAGTGCGCGGCACCGAAGGCCCGTCCTGAGACAGGCCCGTTGACGTAGTGAGGCAGCACCCCGGCGACGGCGTCCGTGATGCTCTGCCGGGCCGCGTCGCTGAAGTCGGCGCCCGTGCCGAGGTAGAACAGCGTGAGGTGCAGCTGGTCGGCGGGCTCGCCGCCCTCGATCGCCAGCCGGGCCGCGTCCTCCTCCGTCGGCATCAGCGCGACCATGGCGCCGGAGGTGTGCGAGCCGTCAGCGGCGGCTGTCAGCGAGGCCATGCGTGCTCCGAGTCGTCGAGAAGAACCCGCTCGTGTCCATCAGCGGGGCATGGCGGCCGATCGTGAACCGGCCGAACGCGTCAAGCCGGGCCTCGTACACACCGGACGTGCCGGGCCGCGGCAGCCCGTGCAGCTTCAGCGCGGCATGCGTGAACGGGCACGAGTAGGCGTGCTGCGAACACAGCGTCGGGTGCAGCAGTTCCGGTGGCCGGCCGGTCGTGAACCGTACGGCGTGCAGTGCCTGGGCCTGAGTCGCCAGCCGGGCGGCGCGCGCCTCGGCAGCAGCTGCCTGCCGGGCCGCGTCCACGGCCGGTGGCTCGCCGTCGTTCGGTGCCCCGCGCGTGTCGGGTTCCGGCTCGTCGGCGGCTGGCTCGCGGGGCGCGGCGCCGGGGGCCTGCGCGGCGACCGGGGTGATGCTGACGTGCTGGCCGATGAGGGTGGACAGGGCGGAGCCAGCGCCGGACGGCAACGTCTTGATGATGATCTTCAGAGCCTGTTCCTTCAGCTCCTCATCGCTCGGCTTGTCCGACTCGTCGAAGCCTGTCTCGCGGCGCAGCGCCGCGCCGTTGATCTCCAGCCGGTCGTACAGGGCGACTGCATCGTCGGAGCGGTCGGGGCGAAGGGTGAGCTCGGACATGTCGTACCAGACAACCCACTGCGCCCAGTCCTCGACGCGGGACGCCTTCAGGCGAGGCTGCAAGTACCCGGCGGTCAGAGCCTGGCAGATGATCTCCGCTTCGGGGGCGATGTGGGTTTTCAGGGCGCTCTCTTCGAGCATCCACTGGCCCCAGTGGTTCACGTCGCCCATGCCGAGGAGGACCTCGGCGGGCATGTTCAGCATGGTCGCGAGGCCCTTGATCGCGGACTCGCGCTTGTCGAGGATCTTCTCGTCGAGCTGGAGCGTGAAGTCGATGTGCTTGATCTTGTCGACGTACTCGGCGGGCACCTTGATCGGCAGTGGCACCACCGCGGACGCTGTGCCCGGATTCTGGATCGCGGTCGCGGCGATCTCGATCCACTCGGCGACGAACGGATCCGGGGCGTCGGCGAACTCCTCCTTCACGGGGAAGGTCACTTCGTCCGGGAAGAGGATCACGCCAGCAGAGGCGAGCCGGGACAGGAACTGCGCCATGATGTACCGGTTGATCAGCTCCAGTTCGCGCATCTTGCCCCGCGCGGCCCGGGCCGGCGAGTCGGCCCGGTAGTGGAACCTCTTGTGCGGCCGCCACACCCTCGTGACGAGCGAGTTGTCGCCGAGCGGCCGCCACTTGGTGCCGTTGTTCGCGGTGGTCTCGTCGATGACCTCGAAGTGGCCGTGGCCGCGCGCGGCACGGACTTCGTCGATGGAGCGCACGGCCCACCGCTCGACGCCGGTGACGGTCTCGCCCACGAGGTAGCTCTCGCCGGGCACCGCGAGCTGGGTGCCGAACCCGGACATGAGCTGGGCCTGTCCGGCGACGCCACCGCCGAGGGTCGTCATGAGGTCGACGGCCGTGCCGGAATCGGCTCGGACGGGTTCGTCGGCGCCGGGCTCCAGCTTCGCCGCGTACAGGCGGATGCGGGAGAGCATCGCGGCGACCCACTCGACGCCGTACCGGAATTCACCGAGGTCGTCGTAGAAGCCCCAGACCTCTTCTTGCCATGTGTCGGTGGTGCTGACGAGTTCGGTGCGGGGTTCTTTGACGG